AAATCAGCGTGATGGACGCGTTTACGAATTTAATCCAGTGTGGCGGGGTAGAAGGAGGGGATGGGGTCCGGGTGGATAGTTGTAGCGGAGGGAGGGTTGCGGCGCGTTCTAGGGTAGGACCATCGATTAAATTCAGGGGATTTGGAAATGGGGCGTACACATGTGGGCGCGTATATACGCGTGCATAACAAAATAACATATTGGCAGAGGATTGTCTTGACTTTTTCGAGGGGGCTGGTATTATACGGCCAGACAGGAGGGCAACGCGCGGAGGGTAGGCAGTAAGGTAAGAAGTAAGACCTACTCGAAGCAATGCCCTCCTGTCACCCATCTCCTAGGTTGATGTTCCCAAGGCGTAGCCCTTCGGAGGTAGGCATGTCCTGCTTCCGAAGGGTTTTTCTTTAGCCGGAGAACCCCATACTCATAAGTGGCTGACGCCCAATGCTGTTCTCTTAATCCGTTCATTCTCAATCTTGTAACATCTACTAACAACCTATAACAAGCATGGTTTAGAGTAGTTGTTACGCTAACCCCTTCTTTTTTAATAGTTTAACAACTATAACAACCAAAACAAGCAAAAATAGTAGTTATATAAGAAAAGAGGGGTATAGGGGAGGCCTTATATACACATATATAGAGTCTGTAGAATTTGCTTGTTTGCTTGTTATAGTTGTTAAGTCGTTTATTATCAATGACCCAGCGTAACAACTTCTTTCGAGCTTCAGCTGTTAAGTACTTGGCTCTTAACATCTTACATCGAGATTTTGATAGGTTGTTACGCTAACTCATTCAGTTTTAATCGCTTTCCGAGTTAGCCCTTTCCCTATCATAAAAACATGGTCCGCGGAGCGCGTAGCGCGACCGCCATACGGCATGAGGACGAGTGCGTACACGTTTAACTACGATTTTTGCTTGTTATGCTTGTTATAGTTGTTAAGTCGTATATACTCAATCACTTACCGTAACAACTACTCTAAATATTGCTTGTTACGTGCTTGTTATAGGCCGTAGATTCTACTTGACAACCCCCGGAACCCGTGGTAGCCTCGGACACCGTTCGACCTCCGGACGGCAATTCAAACCATAGGCCACGAGGGTGCGGACTACGCCGTCCACGCTCCACTGGCCTCATTCATAAAAGTATGCAATCCATTACTCTAATCCCCACACCTTGGGATTTGTTGGAGCGGAGTAACGCTCCTCGCGTCTTTACCGGAAGCGGGAAGAATCCACAGGCAATTACAATCGACTGTCTCATTAACTTCCTCCGCAGTAACGACATCGCGGACGAGCGGTTAAAGACAAGTCTCCAATTATCACTCCTTCTCGATAAACAGGCAGGGCGACCGCTTCGTGCGCCATTGGCTCCCGCCTATGAGAAGGTCTATACCCGATGGAAGGAGAACAGCCCAGATGGCGAGGTGAAGGTCAAGAATGCACTTCCTGCCCTCATCCCTTCCGTCATCTTCCATTCCGTCCCATCTATGCTGGGCGAGAATAAGAAGACCGTTGACCCGCGTACCGCATTGCGCCGGGCTATCTCCTTCTGGTCCCACTCCGGTATCATTGGTCTGGACATTGACCTAAAGAAGAAGGATGAAGATACGAACCCCGCCACTACGGAGGAACTTAAACGCATTGCCGAGGATAAGCTCTCCCACTTGCCCGGTTACTTGTTCGGGTACGTCAGCCCCAGTGGCGGGTTCAAGTTCTTCGTCCAAGTCGATGAACGGGCACGCGAGGCTCTCAACATCTCGGAACCCCCGGATTCCACGGATTCCACGGATACCCATATCCCGGATATGGGCAAGTACGTCGCGGCTATTCGTCAGGCTCGCCACCAGCTAATCTGCAAATACCTGTGGGACCAAGTGTACCACCTCTCCGGTCTGACCTGCGACCCCACATGTAAGGACATCTCCCGGTTGCAGTTCCTCTACCACGGGGAGTTGGTGGAACGGGATAAAGATACGCCGCAGGTATTTACCGTGCCCTCCCTTGACAAGCTGGTCGAACGGGCTACCAAGGAAACCGTGGCTCCCGCGGCAGAGGATGACCTCCTGACCGAGCGGGACCCGCTTCCCATTCTTATCTCCGAGTTCCCCAAGTGGCTGGACGATAATGGCTACGCCGAACAGGCCGAGGGCTTCCGGGCAATGCGCTGGGAGGGGAACCACATGTACGGCATGTGCCCCGCGTGCGCAAGCGTATGCACGGGACACCGTGCCGACCGTGACCTGCAATTCAACATTGTCCGGGACTTCCCATCTACCTCATGGTTCCATTGCCTCCATAGCTCCTGCCAAGACAAGGACCGGAAGGTGAAGAGCATGAATGACCTGTTCCGCATGTATGTGCTGGACATCGAGAACAGAGACATTGCCACCATAACCCCTCCGGTTACGGATGCTGAATCTGAATCCTTGCTGGATAAGATATATAACCCCGACGCAGAGCTAAAGAAAATCCTTGCCGAGACCGGACCCTTACCGGAGGGGAAGGCTTATCAGGCAAAGAAACCTGAACGCTGGGCTACTCTCGACTTCCCCATGAAGGACCCCAAGAAGGACATCGTTTCCGTATCATTCGTTAATGTTAGCTTCCTTCTTGCCTCCATTGGTCTCCGCATTGTGACCGATGTAGCTAATGAGACCAAACTGGTGCTGGACCTCGTGAGCCGAAGGCTCTATCCTTACGACCCGGAGTTCGTGAACCACATCGCGGGCAAGTGGGCCAGCTATCTGGCAGTAGGAACGGCTACCTCCAAATTGCAACACGAACTGGACGCAACCTTCCGCAGTATCTCCACCAACTTCTTCTACCACCCCCTCGCATCCACCTTGTGCGTAAAACCTTGGGATGGTATTGACCGAGTGGGGCAGTACATCCGTACTCTTGAACTGGAAGAGGGCATGGCCCCGGAAGGCTATACCGAAGAAGAGTGGCTGGACTTCGTGCTCCGTACATGGCTCTACACGGTCCTCGACCACATGGAGAAGTCGATGGAAGATGTTAATAACATGTGCCCCATCTTCTGCCCCATCTTCATTGGTAGCCAAGGTAGCGGTAAATCTTACTGGGCCTCTAAGCTCCTTGCCGACTATCCCGGATGCTTCACGAGTAGCTTTGACATCCATAATGAGAAGGATGCTATCGTGCAGAAGAGCAGTACCCATGTTATCCAGCTGGACGAGATTGACCGAATCCTCTCTAACCCGGAGGACGCGAACAAAGTGAAGAATGCTCTTGACATCCAGCCCGCCAAGACCCGTGCGGCATACCAGCGTGACCAGCGGATGTATAAGCCGAAGGCGGTGTTCATTGGTACGTCCAACGACCCCAACCCACTGACGGATGCCACGGGGAACCGCCGCTACTCTGTCCTTTATGTCCGCAGTATGGGAGGGGACCTAGCTACGGCGAAGAAGGTTCGTGATTCCATAGATATACAGCAACTATGGGCGCAGGTGTATGAGAACTACCACTCGCTAAGCAAGGATGTTAGCGAACTTGTAAGCATGGTGGTGCAGAAGTCCCAAGAGATAAACACCAAGTATGGCATGCGGGAATCCGCGGAGGAATCCCTTGTGACCCAGCTTCGTCCGGTTGATTGGGACATAGATACGGATAAGGAGGGCAATCCTTTGTGGAAGCATATTCCCATCACCTATACGGGGCCGCAAGCTCTCCTGCATATTCTCTACACCATCCGAGATACCGGAGTAGTAACAGACCAGCCGCGTTCCGCTAACGCTCCTAAGCGTCAGTCCCTCGCAGGGTTCAAGACCGCCATCACCACTTACTTCCAAGACGAAGCATGGTGGAAAACGAAACAGGTGTCGGGAGGAAGACGGCGCATGAGGTTCCTCCATGTAGAGGACTGGCTCAAGTACGCAAGCGACAGTACTAAGGCCCGTTGGTATCGGGACTTCCCTGAATGGGAAGAACAGGACAAACAACGCCAAGAAGTAATCGTAGGATAGTGAGCGAGTTACAACTTCATCAAAAATTTCTTCTAAAAACTTCTTGACAAAAATCTAACACGTGATATATTGGCCTCGTCACCGGGATTCCGGGGCGGGGCCAATCCCGTTCCGCTAATCCCATAGAATAATAAAAAGCAAACCCGCAATAAATACATGAAAGTACAAGCCATCCTGTTAGTTCTCGTTCTTTTTGTTCTTCCGGTAGTAATAACGTCTCCGAAGAACTACGTAAAGTTGTTTCACTACATCACCTCACATGTGGGTGCTTGGCTTAAAAATTATTATCAAAGGTGGAACGATGATAGTTCAGGCCTTGCTCGGTCCGAAGTATTATTTGCCGCTACTATACTTGCTTGTGTTTTTGTAGTCCCTTATGGCTCGTTGTTTATCTTACAAGGTACTCCTGTTTGGAAATACCTTGCCTCACTTATAATTTGGGAGGAACGTTCTGGGAATGCACAATATACAGTAATGGCTCTCCTTGGTCTTAGTTGTCTCTTTATTACTTTCGGAGTAACTGTCATCTCTTGCCTGATTCAATCTCACTTCATTAAACCCAATCAAATAAAACTCGAACAACAGTAATACCCAAACCTCTTATGCCCAAAAGACTTATGACATTGGAAAACATGGACTACTCTCAAAGATTTAAGGATAACTTCATGGACATGGTACGGATGCTTCCGTATGCCTTCTTCTGTCCTTTACTCTTTGTCACGTACCTTAAATCACACCTGCCCCAGTCTTCTTGGATGATGTGCTTCTTGACCGTTGTCGGCATGAGCCTGATTCAGATTCTCTTTGCCGCGGCCATGATTTCCATTCCGAAGAAGGAGCACATGTTCTACGGACTGGTCATTCTCGGTACTGCCTTCTTTATTGCCCCCTGCCTCTTCTGCCACTGGATGGGTATTAACATATAGACATCATGAAAGACCTAGCAGAATTATCCCCCTACATAGGCATCTATTACCTCTCCCTATCCGTGGGCTTTCTGGTCAATGGTATGCCCCTACTGGCCTCCCTCATCTTCTCGCTCATTCTCGTCCTCATCGTTCTGTGGATGTGGTCCTTCATCTACATCACCATCACACATCTATTGAAACGGAGTAGCCGGGACATGAACATTAATATCTTCGGCCTCTCCGCAACATTGGTCACCCTCTTCTTCAATATCATATCACTCTAAACTATGTACAACGAAATTGCAATCGCCGCCCAAACAGTTGATACCCACTTCTCCTATATGGGATTAGAGGAATCAGCCGCTGACCTCCTGCGCCATCTTCTGTGGGAGATTGAAGAATACCGGGAAGCCGACGCGGAGGACCGCGTAAAGGAGGCAACCGACATCGCCATTCTCGCATTGCGCCTAGTAGCCGCTACGGGGCGCGATGAAGGTTTCTCCTTTGAGGATGAAGTACACCTCGCAAACGAAAAATGCGGGGAAGTCGTGAACCGCATGAACCGTGCCGTGAAACTGTACAAGAAGGACAGAACCGCCGGAATTCCTATGAGCACACCCCAAGAATACTACGCGCAAGCGAAGGAACAACCGAATACACCCAAACACTGATGCACGAAGAAATAGATAAGAACCCTATATCATTTTCACTGCCCCGCATTCCGGGGTATGAAATGGAGATTACAGACGACCAGACCAAACTCACAGGTGATACTCTTGCCGTTGACTTTGAAACGTATTATGAGGGGAAATATTCCCTTAAGTTCATGGACCCGCATTCCTACTGTCTGGACCCACGATTCGACGCATACATCATGTCCGTCTATGACGGGAAGTATTGCTGGGTAGGACATCCGAAGGATTTTGACTGGGAGAAAACTACGAAGGACAAAACCCTCGTCGCGTTTAACGCCAGCTTCGACTATGCCGTTTACCTCTTCGCACTTCACGCGCCGGGGGCCAAGGGCATCCCGTGCACACCAAGCTTCCAGCCGCCCTTCAAGGAGTGGCTCTGTTCCCGTGCCGCTTCCAACTATCTCGCCATCTATGGCTCTCTTGACAAGATTGTCGCAAAGCTTTGGGGTGTAGAGATTAGCAAGGAGGTCCGAGCCAAGGCCGAAGGCGTTGACTTCCGCAAGATGGAAGTCATCCCAGACGACATGAAGGAATACGTGGCGGGCGATAGTTACTACTGTCTCGCCGTGTGGGACAAGATGAAGAACTTCTGGCCGGAAGATGAACGGGAATGCTGGCTCAATACCTGCATCATGGGATGGCGCGGAGTTCCGACTTCCCGTCAGTATCTTCTTGACGGATTGGAGAAACTCCATCAGGCACAGGAGGAATACAAGGAAGCTATCCCGCTTGAAAAGAAACTCTCCATTCCCCAACTACGTAGAGCGTGCGAGGAACTGAACATCCCGCCGCCGGAGACGACGAGTAAGGCCAGCGAACTATTTACGGACTGGCTGGAAGAGTATGGCCACCTCGTTCCGTGGGTAACTCTTATCGGGAAATACAGGAGCGTGAACCGCATGATTAGCATTACCGAGCGCATGCTTTCCCGCGTCTATACTGACCATGAAGGGATAGAACGTCTACCCTACACCCTGACCTATTGTGGCGCAAGCACGGGTCGTTGGACTGCCGGGGGCGACAAGCTCAACCTGCAACAGCTTAACCGTGAAGACGTTCTGGGCTTTAACCAGCGCAACGCCATTCAAGCACCCGAAGGGTATAAGCTCGTGGTATGTGACTGGGCTGGGATTGAAGCACGTCTGACCGCTTGGCTCTGCGGGCAGGAGAAAATTCTTGATACCCTCCGTGCTGGTGAGAAGGACATCTATGCCGCTAACGCGAAAGGTTGGGGCCTCATCCCCGCGGATGTCAAGGACTTCAAACAGTACTGCAAGGAAACTCCGGGGCAAGCGGACCTTCGTCAGCATGTGAAGGCGGGGGTACTTGCTTGCGGCTTTAGTGCTGGATGGAAGGCTATTCAACGCTCGAACCCCGGAATGGACAGGGACCAGTGCCAAGCGATTGTGGACATGTACCGCAGTCGTAGCCCAGAAGTGGTGGCATGGTGGAGAGAGTTGGACGCATTAGCGGCTCGCGGCTATCGTACCCCCTCCCATAGCTTCGCGCTCTCCCTTCCCTCTGGCCGGAAGCTCTATTATCGTAACTGTTACAAGAAACTCATTCAACCCAAGGACGGTCGTCGTCCCTATTTCGCAACCTGCGTCGATTTCGGATACAAGTCCTCCATTGTCAATACTAACCTCCTTAGCAATAATAACATCCAGTCAATCGCACGTGACCTCATGGTCCGCACGTTCAACCGCCTGTGCAAGGAATTAGAGGGTGCGCAACCTATCCTTCTCGTGCATGACGAAGCCGTAGTGATGGTTCCGGCTGACCGTGCCGAGGAATACGCCCAGCGCATCGAACAGATAATGGAAGAAACTCCGCAGTGGGCTTCATCCCTTCCGCTCCTTGCCGAACCTGAAATCATGGACAAGTATCGCAAATGAGTGCGCTTACTCCATTCCCTCCCCAAGAAGATTGCATCCACGATATGGTGGATGCAATTACCCGGCACGGCTATGTGATAAATAAATCCTGCACGGGTACGGGGAAAACATTGGTTACTATCGAAACCGCGAAGGCTATGGGCAAGAGACTTCTCGTCGTCTGCCCTGCCATCGTAGTGACCCAATGGAAGCGAGCGATTGAACAGCAAGGAGCGGACGCGGTGGATGTCCTCTCATGGGAGAAGGTGCGCAGGGGAAGTACCTCCTACTACAAACGCCCTACAAAGGTTCCCAAGTCCCGGATAGTCTTCGGGGCTTGGACCCTTCCCGACGATTCCTTGCTGGTCCTTGATGAAAGCCATAAGGCCAAAACCTATGGTAGCCAAAGCAACATCATGGCATTAACTGCGGCCCATCAAGGACTTCCGACGATTATGCTCTCTGCCACTCCTTTTATGTCTCCCCTCGATATGAGTGTCCCCGCGACGTATGCCAAGTGGATTCAAGACCCCCGGCGCGGGTTCTGGCTCTGGGCACGCATGCACGGATGCACCGACAGCTTCTGGGGAGGTATCGAGTTTAAGCTCAACCCCCGCAATCATGCCATGATGGAGAGCCTGAAACAAAAGCTCTTCACTGCTGGCGTTATGACAGAGATTGACAAGGATAGACTTGACACATTCTTCCCGGAGAATAGAATCGAATATCTGTCCGTGGACGTAGACATGAAAGGTATGAGAGAGATTAAACAGTTGCAGAAAGCACTTGACAAGCTGGACAAATCGTGGGACCAGTCCATCGAACGGGCTAACGAGAAGGGACTTGAACTTCCCGCTATCGTTGAACTCCTTCGGCTTCGCCAGCAATCTGAATTGGCTAAGCTCCCCACGATGGCAGAGAAGGCAGTTGAACTTCTGGACAGCGGATATAGCGTCGCCATCTTCGTGTCTTTCCTCGACAGTCTCTCCACACTCTCGGAACTCATTAACAATAAATCGGGGAGAACAGTTCCCTACTCCGAGATTAGTGGAGCGGTGACTGGGAAGAACCGACAGGAAGAGGTGGACAAGTTCCAACGGAATGAAGTTCCTCTCGCTCTCGTGCAGATTAGTGCAGGAGGAACGGGTGTGTCTCTCCACGATACGGAGGGTGGCCACCCCCGCGCCGCGCTTATCTCGCCCGATTTTTCCCTCTCGTCACTCCTGCAAGCTCAAGGACGTATCGCTCGCCTCGGTGCAAAGTCACACACCTTGCAGTACATTGTGACCGCCTCCGGTACGGTGGAGGAACGAATCATACAATCACTCAACACAAAAGAAATTTGCTTTAACGCATTAACATCAAATGGCTAATAACGAAACCAACACTCACAGCAAGTACAGTCCGAGTAAGATGGCATTGCTCGCTACCTGTCCCGGATATATGCCTCGCCCCATGACTAAAGAGGAAGAAGAGGATGACTTCTCCCCGGCGGCCATTGGGACCCGTGTTCACGCGGCCCTCGAAACCAAGAACCCAGATTCCCTTTTGACCAAGCATGAGCACATCCTCTACACTGCGGCATCCAACATGGTGGATAGGCTCATGTCCATCTTCGCAACCGAGGTACAAACGGACAAGGTAGAAGTACTCCCGGAACATAAGTTTGAGGGAATTGTCTTCAATCCCGACGAGGATGCACAGACAGGAACCGCCGACGTACTCGTAAGATGCGGAGATACTTCCATGATTATCGACTACAAAATGGGGGTGGTCCCTGTCTCTGACCCTGCCGAGAATACCCAGTTCATCTACTATGGTTTGCTGGAAATGGCAGAACGCCCTGAATGTAAGCGCATTATCCTCGCGGTGGTACAACCCAGCCAGACCGAAAGCATGAAGATTGCGGCGTTCTACCGTGATGGTAAGGGTCCAAAATTTACCACTGACATGTCCGCAGTCCCTATGGACGAGGCTACCGCAAGGGGAAACATGTCCGCAGTCATTGCCCGCCATTGCCGTGATGCGGAGAATCCCTATGCCTACTCATCCTCTCCGCATGTCTGCCCCTACTGTTCCCGTCTCGCCCGGTGTAAGAAGGTGACTAGCATGGCCCGTAACTTCTCACTTAAAGTATTGAAGGACAAGGACCTAGCCGAGGGAATGATTGACAATGTCGGTACGGCGATGGACAACCCGGAAACCCTTGGCTCCCTTCTTTCCTTTGCGAACATTATCGCGGAGGCCAACAAGGTGCATAAGGACTATGCCAAGACCCTCTTCGCTTGCGGCGTTGATGTTCCCGGATGGAAGTATGCACGGCGAGGCAATACCGTGAAGGTGGACAATGATGCCTTCCGTGCCTACGTCGAGCAGTACATTTCCCCAGAGGAAATTCTGGACAGCATCTCCCGCCTTCCTGTGTCGAAGCTTCTTGACATGGTGGTAGATAAAAACAAAGTTGAAGGAGCCACACGTGCCGAGATGAAGGAAGCCAAGGAATCCTTACTCGAAGAGCTTCAAGAACTTGGAGTAGTGAAAGAAGTGACGAGCGCGATGGCTTTGCTCAAAATCAAATAAACATCTTGACATTTTTCGAACTTGTGATATAGTCACGTCAGAGAAGTTACCGAGGGTAGTTCACTCGCCAAAGAAGCCCTCAACCCAAAACCAAGAATAAACGAATACTATGGCTACTAAGAAAACAGAACACGAAACCTTGGGAATGGACCCGGAAGACGCATTGGAACTGGGAACTCCCGAACCCAATCAACTCGCAACCGCTACGGAATACCACTCCTTCGAGGGCGAGACCGACGCTTCGGACATCCAGATTCCCTACCTCAAACTGTGGCAAGCCTCTTGTGATGAAGCCAAATTGGAAGAACCGATTGGCAGTTTGGGCGCGTTCCTTCTCAACGGTCTGGTCGTTGCCGAGCGCAATAATCCTCTTGAATGTATCGTATTGAAGGCTCGTAAGTTCTTCCGCGAATACATCCCGTACAACGAACGTCAGCCCGGCGTTTACGCTAAGACGTGGAATACGAAGGAAGAGTATGAAGCAGAAGGATTCGACAAGTCGCAGGTCAACCGTGCCCTTGCCATGTGGCTACTGGTTAAGAAGCCGCAGGGTATTAAGGACGCAAGTACCACCGAGGATGACCTTGACGCTCTCTTCACCATTGACTTCATGGGCGACCAGTGGACGCTGGCACGATACACCCCGGAAGGTAATCAGTACACGGGCGTTGGTGCTCCCTTCATCCAGTTCATGATGTTGAAGGGGAACAAGCTCGGCTCCCTGCCCTTCCGTGTGCAGATTGGTGCACAACGCGCCGTCTCCCGCGACGGGAAGAACAGCTACGCCAAAGCGTTCCTCAAGTTCAAACCGCACCCGGTGGAAGGACAGGTTGAAGCCATCCAAGAGATGGGCCTCCTTTCCGCGGTGACTAAGTAACCCCCCTCCCGGCCCTGACGGGTTTATCCCGTAGCACCGCATTGCGGGTAAAAAAGGGGCACGTTCCATTCGGCCATCCCATACCGGGGTGGCCGTCTTATTTTCCGGCTTGACTAGTAGGGATTTATCCAGTATAGTCTGTCATGCAGATTATTGGTTGTGACCCCGGAACCCACGGCGCCCTCGTACTCGCGGACACCCGGAGCAAGAAAATCTGGATAAAGCACATGCCAGAGGACGAAAGGGAACTGGAAATCATATTGAACAAACTGCCACGTAGCCGTCATCGTATCATGTACATTGAGAAGATGAGCTATGCCATGAGCGGAGGCGGCAAGGTGTCCAATCCGAGAAGTAGTGGCGTATTGGGAGAGGCAACCGGGAAGGTCCTCGGTTACGCCGCGGCGGCGGGGTACACCATCACAAAGGTTTCCCCAATCGTATGGATGCGTGCCATTGGCGCGTATGATACGGGCCTGACCGCCCGGGACCGCACGAAGTGGAAGAATAACTTGAAGCGCATCGCAATGGAGAACTTCCCCGGCGCGAAGGTGACGCTACAGAACGCGGACGCTCTTCTCATTCTACTGTATGCGTACCGGGAACTGAACGACGACCACACACTGACCCTTGACAACTGGGATATAGAAAGAATCTAAAATGGCACGACACTTTACCCGCTACGGACGACAATGGGAGTACGGAGTTTCGGAATTGGACATCGAACTCTGGTGCTTCAAATACGCATGGCCCGAAGAGAAGGGAGGGCTGGGCAGGTATGGACACGCTAAGAACGCCATCAATCTCCTGTGGAATTACAAGGGCAGTCCTACTCCCATTATCTGGACGCCGTGGATTGAACGGATGATTGAAACCGCGTGCAAATATGATGTGGTCATCATGGGTGGAGGCTCGTCCTCTGGGAAGTCATTATCTATGGCTATCATGGCGACGCTCTTCTATCTGGCCGACCCCGTCGATACCCTTTGCCTAGTCACATCGACTACTATTGAAGGTGCGAAGAAACGTATCTTCAAGGATATTAAACGGTTGTGGCGCAAGGAATTTCCGGGTAAGCTCGTTGATGGCAAGGGACAGATTAAAGGCGTGAACGAGGACGGAGATATTGACGATTCCCGCGGCATCTCCATTATCCCCTGCGCGAACGTCGGCGACCCCAGTAGCCGATTTATCGGTATTAAGGCAAAGAACATGCACGTCTTTTATGACGAGCTTTCCGAATTGCCGATTGAACTCGTCGAGGTGTGGCGTACCAACCTCATCACCAACAGAGCGGACACGCCTCCTACCCTGATGGCCGCCTCTAACCCCAAGAGCCGCACCGATGCCTTTGGTGTTATGGCTATGCCCAAGGATGGGTGGAACAGCGTTGACATCTTTGAGGAATACGAGTGGGAGACCAAGGACGGGATTTACATCCGCTTCGACAATACCCAGAACCCTCGCATCAAATATGGCCGCGAGGATTGGAGCTTCTACACCCCGTTGGACATCGTTCAGCAAACGATTGAACAATATGGGGAGAATAGTCCGTTCGTGATGCGGTTCCACCGGGCCACCTTTTCAGATGATACGGAAGAAGGTTCACTAATGTCGGAGGCTGAAATTTACGGCAGTGGCGCGGATGCCATGCCCGTCTGGGGAGACGGCGAGTTGATTACCATCGCAGGATTGGACCCTGCCTACACCAACGGCGGGGACCAGTCATGTTTGAAGCTCGCCAAAGTCGGACGAACGGTTGAAGGGCTTTGGGCGTGCGCGGTGTTCCGTACCTATTTGTTGAAGTCTACGTCCGACAAGGAACGGATGAAGCAACGAAACTTCGACATCGCCCAGCAAGTTGGAGAGATTCTCCGGGCCAACGGGGTTGAAAGTAAGTACCTTGCCGTGGACGTAACCGGAGGTACTGGTTTCATCGACATCCTCGCCCAGCATGTCGGCACGGACTTCCAGACGGTCAGCTTCGCGGGTATGGCGAGCAAAGTGCCCATTGGCCTGTTGCAGAATCAGGAGGCATGCCAGCAATATAGCAACAAGGTCTCCGAGCTTTGGGGATGTATGAAACTGGCAATCAATGCTCGCCAACTTTATGGCCTCGACCCGACAACTATCGTCGAGCTTAAATCCCGGCTCTACACCATGAACGGAACCCGAATTGCCGTGGAACCCAAGGCGGCCATGAAGAAGCGGATTCATAAATCCCCGGACAACGCGGACGCACTAGCACTATTGGTGCACGTGTGCCGGGGAATCATGGGACCGGAGTTCGGTAAGATTAGGCTTGACATTCAGAACCATAAGGTGGTAGAACATCAAGAGGTAATCAAATATCGCGAAGACGGAACCGCATATATTGAAGCCGCAGACATTGGCAGGTATCTTGGCGGCTTCGTCGGAGGCAATGCCCCCGCTCCCGCTCCTGCCCGCGACACCTTTGCCTCCGACGTAACCGCCGCAATGAACATGCTATGGACCTAAGAGCCGCCGCAAAGATTTCTGCTCCCAAACCAATCACTAACGAGAACACCGTTATAAGGAAGGCCATTGAGATGTACAAGGCAGGGACCCCGGTTCCTGTCATCTCGGAAGTTACTGGCCTCCCCCGTGAACGAGTTGATAAGATTGTTGATAGCGTCCAACTCTCGAAGGAGGAACTGGCTATCCGCAATGAACTTCTCAATACGTACACGCAGAACACACAGGCACGCATCCTCCAACGCCAAGAGGCGAGGACGAAGATAGAGCTTGACATCGTTGAATCCATGAGTAGCCAGTACAAAGAACTGATGAACAGTGGATTCTCCCGTGTCGCTTCCTTCATGGCCGACGCAGAGATACAATCAATTAAGGATGTACCTCTCTTCCTCTCTATCATGGAGCGAAGCCACGGTCTGTGGGAGAAGTTTAACGAAGCGATTGCGAAGCGCGACATGGACCTACTGTCACAGGTCATCCAGCAGTTCGAGCTGGAACAAACCGAGATAGTGACGCAGATGGGATTGCAGGGAGGACCAGTAACTCTGAACAAGGATGGCACTCGCCCTGAACTGGAAGAAGGAAGCGCGGCCCGTACCATCACCTTGAAGCTCAAGAAGAAGGGCGAAAAGCCCGAAGAAGACACTAAATAAACTTGACAAGATTCTTTTTTCTTCTATATTGAGGTCATGTCCAAACCAGAAAACATTCAGGAAGTATTCCGTCGTTGGACCCCGGTAGCTCTCATGAACTTGCCGGAGGAAGTGAAGACCCCAGAAACGTTCCCCGATTATATGGGGACGGATGATGAACCGTTGCCTGTTGGTCATAGTCAGGGGATTCTAACAGTTATCGGGTACTCCCATGATGTCCGATACCCCTATGTCGCGCAATGTGCCTGTGGGAATGTGGTCACGATGAACCACAAACATTTAACGCGCACACACTACCATTGCGGATGCCTGACCCAAATCATGCGTTCAGCCTATCTCATTCGCTTACGCGTCGAGGCTATGCGCTCGTGGTGGCAACAGGTTCCTATGTGGCTCGACGACCTTGACAAGCTTCGTGAACATGCGAAGAAGTATAAGAAGAGCCTCAAGAGAACAAGAAAGTACAACGCCAAACTCTCCCATGTCGAATACGCGGACGACCCGCTGACGTTTGACCGGGAGGTAGAGACTTCGGACAATCCCGAACATCCGGATGCTTTCCTCTCCCTCGTGGCTCCATCAGAAGAGTACAGCCAGTTCCTGCGCGACATTGCCGAGAAGTTGACCAACGTATATAAACCGTGGCCCGCAATTCCTATGGCCAATACGAGCGCATACGCCAGTTACAAAAACGAACTGCCCGAATTCGACGCGGCTACCTTCATTAACTTCGTCAACTACCTTGCGGACGCACAAGAGGATAAAAACCTGAAAGGGACCACGGAGTATGGCAATTAGCGAAAACGCCACCGTCTTCCATGAGGTAGCACGGGATAAGGAGGTGTGGGGAAAAGCATGGAGATACCGTGCCTACTACCTTGCGTGGGTAAATGGAAATACCGCAAGGCTCGCGCCTACACGTGGCGAGGTCATGCACCCCTACCCAGACAGAGCGAATCCAACCCATGTGATGGCGTTCAAAGACGTCGACCCCGTACATGGGGTGCGTCCTAAATACTTTCGGACAAAGATATTCTCGAATAGTTCGGAAGCCCCTCACCTCGAGCCTTACAGATTAAATCTGGGCAGTCCTCGAAAGTACCCCTTCTTCTCCTATCTAATGTATGAGCCTCTCGTCGAATCCCAGCTCTACTTCCGCTGGTATCTATTCCAGCAGTTGGTAACTGAATGGGCATTCAATATCCTGCCGCCTCAAGCGGACACATCCTTGGGCATACAGGCTGAACGCCGCGCCCTTAAAGCAAGTAAACCAAAATAAACGACAATGGCTACAATAGCAATCCCTTGTGAACCTCGCGTCCTCATCAACGGCGCGAACATTGCACAGAACCTCATTGACAGCGTTGCGGCTTCCGGCCGTGGCGACCACGATGTTTGGCTCCTGCTCCCTTACCGGGCCAAGGCCGCCGCTGAACCCATGATTAAAATCTTGAAGAATCAGTTCCGGGACCTTCGCACGATTGAGTTGCTGACCCCTGTCACGGGTAGCTACGCTCTCGTTACTCATCTCTTCGCCCGACTGCAACAGGCTCTGGCTTACGAGAACGCGCCGGACGAACGAGCTATCATTTGGGTTTCCGAACGCGGCAATGAAACGTTTAAACCCGGCGCGATTGATACGCTGGATGCAACGTTCTATCGCAAGAAGGCTCCGGTTATTGCGGGCAAGTATTTTACGATTCCTGCCACCGAGAACTCTTATGAATCCCGCACCGTGGACGGAACCTTCGTCATGTCCAGCCAGCTGGCGAAACTCTATCCCCAGCGAGTTCCCTACGTCACCATCTCCCAGCATTTCCGTCTCTTCCTTGACAAGGTGCTGACCGAGAAGTGCTTCAACGTGGAGAACTGGGACGACCTCATCACCGTTGGTGAAATCCCCGACGCGGACAACTTTAAGCTTCCCCAAGTTCTTGGCGAAGTCACGGTGACGACCCCTGCCGAGGTATCTATCGCCAGCATCAAAGCGGAATCTATCAATATGATGGGGCAGTCCGAGCAAGTAGGTGGAGCAACTAAAGCCCGCGAGGATTTAAGTGAAGCAGAAGACTTGACACCCAGCGCGAAAGTTGTTACACCTGCACCTGTGAAGCCCAAGACCAAGAAAGCCATGAAGGCTGATGCGGTTGAGGGTAAAGACGAAATTGACAAATAGTAGATATGCCGAAACCAGACGCAAATGCTCCCGTAGGTCCGGGGGTTATTGGCGTGGTTGACGAGAACGGAACCCTTCTCAAGCGAAGGGTTCCGACCGCCGACCAAGCCCGCGCCATGCTCTACTTCTGTCTCACCGCTGACCAGCTATCCATGCAAGCGAGGACAGAGGCACAGGCAGAGCTGGACGGACAACGCCCGTATGACCCAATGGCCCTTTCCGCAGTTGGTCAGAATTATCGAACCAACTACAACTTCCGCACGATGCGGATTGTTCGTGAAAAGGTGGCGGCTAGCCTCCGCGAAGTGTGGGATAACCCCGAACTTGTTTCGGTGCAAACCACCTTCGGAGATAATGCTCGTCGCCCTATCTATTCAGACATCCTTTCCACCGAGGTGACGAAGATGGTCAAGTCCATGCCGGGATTCACTTCCATCATGACGGACCTTCTTCACAACTTCTCATTCCACGGCTTCGGCCTTGCCTACTTTGAGGACCCTGACACTTGGTACTTCAAGGCGGGTAGTCTGAACGAGTTCGCGTTCGAACGCAAGGTTAAGCCGGACAGTAGCACCCTTGAGGTTGTGTTTGCTACTCGTACCCTTCGTGCCCATGAACTCTACGATTTCATTCGTGACCCGCAGACCGCAAGGGAAGCCGGCTGGGATGTGGAAGAGGTCATGAAGGTGTTGAAGACCTGTAGTTACAATCAGACGGTACAGCCCCAGCGTATCTCTTGGGAGACCGAGAAGATGCTTAAAAACGGAGACTACACCCTGACCGACGTAATTGGAACCAGTATTCCGATTGCCCACATGTGGGTTCGCGAATTCAACGGTACGGTTACTCACTCCATCTTCTTCGTCAACGGAAGCGGCGGCAATGGTCAGGATGTGAAGCGTGACCAGAACCGCGATGTAGATGACACCAAGTTCCTCTACACCAAGGAAGGAGCCTACAACTCTATGGAAGAAGCGTTCGTCCTCTTCCCGCTGGGCAGTAGCACCAACGGCGACATCCATGCTCTCCGCGGATATGGCAATGACCTCCTGCCCCACACTCGTGTTATTGACAAGTTGATGAACCAAGCGACGGACGCGGCGTTCCTCGGCATGGCTCTGAACGTCTCTGCCACCAATGAAACCTCCCGTCTCTCCGCAATGGTGAACCCGATGGGGGCCTATACCATTTTGGACCCGTCAACGCAAGTGGTTCCTAATCCCGTACCGAATCTGCAACAGGTTGCCGGAACTCCCCTCGCATTCTTGCAGAACCAAATCCGGGAACGCTTGGGCGAGATTGACGTGAATGCTGATGGAGGCATGGGCCGCACCCAGCTGGAAGCTGAAATCCGTATGGGCAATGCGAGCAAGGTCAGCAATAACATCATGGATATGCTCTTGGAGCACATGACCATCCTTCTCCGTGAAATCGTTCGCCGTATCATCCGCAAGGACTACGATGAAGGGATTGGCGGGTTTAAGGAACGTGAACGCATGCTCCAACGTCTGGACGAAGCAGGTGTGCCAAGGGATGCCTTCTTCGCTATCGACCTTGACAGCGTTACCGCCCTCCCGCCTATCGGTGCGGGCAGTAAGGTTCGCCGCACGATGGCTCTCCGTCAGTGTCTCAACTACATGCAGTTCATGCCCCGCGCTGGGCAGGAACGTCTCATTCGTATGGCCATTGCCAATGAAACGAACGGACGCACCGCACAGTTGTTCATGCCGTTGAAGGATGACCCCAACCCGTCCGAAACCGTGGCCGCCTCTATCGCATCCATCCAGAACAACCAGCTCATGGCAGGTCAGGAAGTTCCGGTTATGCCGAACGAGGACCACAGGACGCACGCGGAAGTGCATGCCAACTTCATCATGTCCATGCTACCGGACGCACAGCTGGAACCCGAAGAGATGGCCCAGCTAGCTCAACCTCTACAGCTTCTGGTCGCCCAGTTGGCAGGACACATGGACTATTTGCAGGCCGCCAAGGAAGTTGTCCCTGAATTTGAACAGTACGAGAAACTGGTCAAGAGGTGCAACGAGGTTATTACCAACGGCATGCGGGCCTTGGAAGCGATGCAACAGAACGAAGAAGCGGCTCCTCAAGAAGGACCTACTCCTGAACAGATGAAAGCCGAAGCCGAAATTGAATTGAAGCGCATGAAGACGGAAGCTGAAATCCAGTTGGCTAAGGAAAAGCAGGATGCCGAGATTACTCGTAACGCCGTAGAAGCCAATGCTAAAGCGGCTCAATCGCTAGGAGGTGCACGATGAAGGCAGTTCCTACCTACACTGTCGAAGGGTTCAAAAGCAACAAGGCGGCGACTGGCCGCCTTGCTGAACTCCTGCATGACCCGGTAATGGAAGAAGCTCTCTGCATTGTTCAGTCGAAACTCAATGCGACCTTACAGCCCACAATGGAAGCCGCCGCATTGAATGGGGCTTTCGCGGCTGGGGCTAAATCCGTTATCGCCGCTCTCTTCAATCTGGCCGAAGAGAATGAAGAAACCGAATCCCCGGTAACTATGATGAATCATCCCATGACCGAGCGTAACGCTTGGATTAACTCACTTTCACCCAACAGGTAAATACATAGATGGACAACGTAAATATTCCCGCAGTAGCGGAGGGCATCATAGATGGTGCTATTCACAACGACATACATAACATTTTTGAACAGACCCTGTTCGCCCCGGATTCCACGGATTCCACTCAACCCACCAATCCCGCTAACCCCACGGCTCCCATTGAATCCCCGGACGGTACGGTAGTCATGCCAGATGCTGGGCCTCGCATCGCGGATGATGAAGTAGTCAATACCACGGGAACCCCGGTTCCCCCGGATGACACGGAATCCGAGGAAGAACAGAACGAAGAGGAAGAACAGAACGAAGAGGAAGAACAGAACGAAGAGGGGGAAAACGAAGAGGGGGAAAACGAAGAGGAGGAAAACGAAGAGGAGGAACAGAACAATGGTCCTAAGGAACAGAAAGCGAGCAAGGCCGCGAGCAAGGCATTCGCTGAAATGCGCGTCCGGTTGAGGGGCGCGAAGAAAGAAATCGCGGACTTGAAGGCCAAGCTGGAAGAAGCGGGTAAATCCTCTCCCAACAATGAAGAGCTTGAATCTCTGCGCGAGATTGTACGCGGCTATGCCTTCACCGCAACCGAAGAATACAAGACCAATGTAACTGCCCCGTATAATAAGGCTAACGCCAAACTTGCGGAGATTGCCCGCGCCTCTGGTGCATCTCTGGACATGGACAAGCTGAATGAAGTTGCCCTTAATCCCGACCTCGACGAGTACGACCGCGAAGAAGCGTATGAGGCCATTGGGAAGGAACTGGGCATTAGCGATTCTGCCGTGTTCAAATTTGTCCGCATGGCTAAGGTCCGCGACGCGGCCATTGTCGCCCACGGAAACTATCAGGCCGAAGCCGACAAGTATGTGGAAGAGTTGAAGGCCAGCCGCGGCGGCAAGTCGGAGGCCGGGACCTACACCGTCAATCTCGACAACTACACGTTGGAAGCGATGAAGGAACGTGCCAAGGAACTGGGCATGACCACGGAGATTACCGAAGAGAATGTGAAGCATGCCCGCCATCTTGCTCACAAGATAAATAATGGTTCCTTCATGGATGGCGCACTGGCCGAACTCATGGTGAAGGAACTGGCAGATGCTCGCGCGACAATCGAGGCTCTCAACGTGAAGGTGGCCAAACTCCGCAAGGCCCGCCCCTCCGCTAACGAGGGTAGCCCCAAAGCCCCGGAGACCCAGCCACCCGCCGGGCCGACCGCAGTCGGGGACATTATTGGTAGTGCCTTCGGATTATAATAAATTTTCCTTGACATACTGGTAATTTTATGACAAGAATGGGGCATCAAATGCGGTGTCCCATTCTTGCTTTCCCGCGAGCAAACCAAAACAAACCTTTATGCAGGTGTGAAAATTCTTGGTCCTGACCCTGCCATGACCGCGTAAGACCCCAAAACAAAATCTTCCAAAGAGAACTAGGCGTTGCAAATTAAACCAAATTTAATTTACAAATGGCTACTTCTCCTAACGATATTCAGGCCCAAGAATTGAAGCTGGTCACGATGACCAACCTTCTTAACGCCAACATGTTCAGCACCTTTGCTCGTACTTCTCCGTGGAACTCCCAGATGATTATGACGGGAGAATGGACTGACGGTGTTGGTGATTCCGGGCGCATCGCAACCTTCGGTGCTACGGACCCCCGTGCCGAATGGATGAACATTAACCTCGCTTCCACCTCCAACCAGATTCCGATTACGGTAAATGATACTGGGGCTACGGAATACTCCTACAGCCGCTTCATCACGAGGCTTTCCTCCCAGAAACTGGACGTACTCCGTATGCGTCAGTCTTGGCAGGCTAAGCAACAGGCCGAGAATGTGGTGAAGCAGTTGGTCCGTGCCGTCGGTAATACTTGGTCTCGCTTCTACCGTCAGAGCTACATCGACATCGCCAGCTACAAACTCATCCCCACGAAGGCGGGTGTTGTTGGTCTCGATGTCGTGAGCAACGATATTAACTCCATGCCGGAAGTTAAGCCCGAAGCCGCTCTGAACGACGACCTGATGAACCAAGCTTGGCAGTTGCTCATCAATGAAGGTGCTGGCGAATCTGCCGCTCTGATGGACCAAGGTTCTCCTGTCTTCTTGGCTTACACGTCTAAGGACACCGTGGACTTCATCCTGCGTCACAACGAAGTTATCCACAAGGACTGGAACTTCGCAGAGGCCGCGGAAGGCAAGGATGCTACCCTCCTGCGTCAGCTGGGCGTGAAGTGGACGTACAAGGGCTTTACCTACATCGTGGACAACATGAACCCCCGCTACACCTTCGACGACACCAAGCCGACTGGTCAGAAGTGGGTGGAAGTTCCCCAGTATATCAAGGTGGAAACGACTGTTGGTAATCGCTATGTGCCGAACCCCGCGTACATGAACGCCCCCTACGAAGATACGATTATCTTTGTGAAGGACGTGTACAAGTCCCTCGTTCCTCGTCCGGTGTCTGCCTACGGTCAGGCCAAGTGGGACCCTGTGACTTACGCTGGTGAGCTGGTTTGGGTGAACAACAAGGACAACGGCGATAACTACATGGGTACGCAGGGCATGTTCATCGCGACGCTTTCTGCCGCTCCGATGCCTGTCTTCCCGCGTCACGGTGTAGTCATCCGACACATTCGCACGACCGCTGGCCGCGAACTCGTTGGTGCTGACGGCAAGCCCGTTGGCTCTCTGGTAAGTACCCCCGCGGTAGTGCCGGGCCTCTAATCCTAAACCTATAATTCTTAAACCGAGGCGGGCGGGATGAACCCGCTCGCCTCAATTTTTTATCTGCATGAAGATTACGTATGACCCTGAAAAATTTGGAGACCTTAAACCGGGGGATGATGTTCAGCTCATGGGAGTTGGCGTTGTTTCAGATGATGGCAAATCTATTGAGATTGTTTCTATCGAGGACCAAGAAATAGGTGACAACGATAGTGACGATAACTCCGAAGAAGAAACCGAATCTCCCAAACAGGAAACCGAAACCGAAGAAACCGAAGAACTGGCAGAAGGAGCCGACATTGGTTCTATTATCGCCTCTGGCTTTGGAGCATAACCTTTTAACTAAAACTCTTAACGAAGAATTATGGCAATAGAAAATCTTCCCATCCCCGCAGAGAATGCAACTATCGCTCGCGGGCAAATCTATCAGCTTACCGGACTGACCGAGGCTACTCGGTATAAGTTTATTGTCACGTCTACCAAGTGCCCGCATGTGGTCATCGCGAAAGATGAAGCGTTGGAGCAGGTGGAAGCCGAAGGGTATCTTTCTGGCCGTGCTTTCTACTTCGCGACGGAAGGTGGTCAGACTGACGCTTACCTCCGCATCGATGCCCTTGAGGGCGCGGAGATTACCTTGACTATGAAGGCTGACCAAATTCCGGCTCCCGAAGAAGCAACTCTTCCCGCAGACTTATCGCCTGACAAGTGGTATAGTATCGGTGATTTAGTCGCAGATACGGGGTATGAATTGAAAGTAAGTGCGGAAGTCCCTGTAACCGTATTTGTCAAGACAGGAGATACCATTGCAGACGCAATAGAAGAACCTCCGTTTGTAACTGCCGCAGGGACCACTCGTTTCACTTCCACCGGTACGAAAGCGTGGGTGTACGTAGATGGAGCAGTAAAGGCTAACGTTGACATCGTAGCCGCGCAGGGGATTGAGGGTGGCGGTTCTGGCACTGGCTTTGACCCAGCTAGTGACCAGACAATCTCCGGGGCATGGAGTTTCACCAACACGGCGGGATTGGTTCTCGGAAACGAAGTTCCTTTAGTTCTCGGACAAGGGGATGACGCGGTGAAAATCCACGGCGATGGTAACGGAGCCGCAGTCATTGAGGGGACGAACGCTTCCCACATGGACGTTGCGATTCCTGTCAAGTTCCAAGGCTCTACCACTTTCGATGACAGCGTTTCCTTCGTCGCCGCTACTGGCGAGAAGATGAAGTGCATACTCTTCGACAAGGAGAGCGGTCCTACGCGAGCCATACTTTACGAAGAATCCAACGGTTTCCTCTCCATAACTGACCCCAATAACGTCGACAATAAGACATTGACCATCGATGGGGCTGGGGACTTGTGGGTCTACAAAAATGAAAACCATAACGGGGTAGTTACGTTCCGCAACACCCCCAATGCCAACAGCGGCATCAACATTCCTCTGGCCGTGGGGGCGGTAACGGATACGTCAGCGGTTAATCGCCTGTACGCCGCGGGCATGGCCGGCGTGACGGGCATCCTGACCTCTAATGCTTTCCTCAATACGGATGCCATTACCGCGTCAGGATCTTCGACAGTCACCAAAACAGTTCCCTACCATTTGGCTGGTATTAAGGTTCCCAAGGGTACTCATTCGACCATTCAGGCGAAATTTGAGGTGAGCGACCCTCAATGGAATTATTCCAGTTTCGCCGGGTTCTCTTTCCTTTGGCGCGCTACCAGTGCCGCAAAGTTGTCCTTTGGTATCGGCCGCGGCGAGAAGACGATTCGTCCCGACCTTTCCATAGATTCTTACAGTATTATCCCGGCAAACGGTTTGGCTTACAATCAAGGCGAAATTCTGGATATTACTTTTGATAGCGTGAGAAATACGGACCGCAACGGTTATAAGGTGCGGGTGCGTGAGATTTTTGCGCTTAACGATACGGACAGCTGGCAGGTTAAGACTACAACCAGCTTTGTTCCGGCCAGTCAGAACGAGCCTGTTCCGTGGACGATTGCCAAGATTATCTATCAACAAAAATCTGACGCCAGTATTGCCAAGTATGAAGATACAGGAGCGCTCTGGCTCATGCTCACCGGAGGCCAGGGGAATAATCTGTATCAAATTGCCACATGCCGCGGCGTCAGTAATTTTGAAACCGGGGTTGGTGTTTCCCAATGGGTGACTGATGTGGTGAATAATGCGGCTGGCGACGTTTCTGTTTATGCGGGAACCGGAGAGTACACCTATTACCATCCCGGAAATGTTAATCCGGTTTTCTATGGTCTGGATGCGATATCCCGCAACTGTATTGAATCCGAGGAAACCGCGGATTTCAAAGATATTAACATCCCCATTGAACAGGCATGAACAACGCAGAAATACAAATTCAATTCCCACAACCCGGCGACTGGACAAAGCTCATTATGAGCGTAATCTACGCGGACGCACTGGGCTTTACGCACATCAACCAATACAACGAGACCACGTTGCCGAAGGAGCAGATACCCGCCCTCGCGGGGGCTATCGAGGCCATTGCCGCTCTTGACGAACAGTGGCAAGCGTGCCAAGTTTGGGCACGATTGGGAGATATTCCATCCCCTTCCAGCCCGACGGACAATGTGCCCGCAGTCCTTCTGACTGTCGAGGCTACCAGGGATTCCGGGGGTACAAAAATATTTACCCCCGACCAATATCCCCAGTTCGTACTCACCGATAGTGGTACACTATCCTTTTTTAACTTCTTCACAAAAGGATGATAATCATGAGCTTACTCGAACTTCTTGACTTACTTGGCTGGAAGCGCAAGTAGCACATCGCCCCGGAGGGTAATCCCTCCGGGGATTTTTATTGAAATAATTTCTTGACAAATAATAAAACTATTATATGGTGGTGACATGTCCAAGACAAAAACCAAACAGATAACCGAGATTACTATTGATGAGGCCAATGGCTTGACACACGTTTATATGTCAGACCTTAGCCCGAAGATAGTTAAAGCCAATACCACGGCCCCAACGAACATTCCTACCAAGAGCGAATTCTCTTTTCGTGATGAATCCGAAGAATCGTCAGTAGTAGTTGAGAAGGTCTTTGACGAAGTATTCCCGGAGGAAGATGGACATCCTCAACTGTTTTGTCCTATCTGCGGCGGTCTGCTGGAAGAAAGACGGAAGGGTAATTATGAGTTCATTCAATGTGCGAGTTGCTCACTGGCCGTGCAAGGATACGATAACGATGACCCGGAGACAGCATATGAAGAGGCATGGAATAATGCTCGATTCTTCCTTGACCATTGTCCTCCGGTTCTGCGTCTTCAACCCGGTGACGAAATCCAGTACTTCGACGGTATGTTCCGTCGGCATACCGGAATCGTTGCAAGAAGAACCCGCGTCTCCATGCGCATCCTGTTGGAAGACGGACGAAGCATTGAACCCGGCAATATAGTTGAATGGCCGTGGGGAATGGAGCAAGCCGAGTAACCATGAAGGAGAACAATCATGAACGCATTGCATCTATCAACCACACAATACTTCGCGCTTGCAGGCCTTTTCGCGCTTGCGGGTGTAGCTCTCCGCGGCTTAGGAGGTACTGCCCTCACCGAGATGGCCAAGAGGCTGAAAGCTCACTTGAAGCTCACTGGCATTGAGACCAATAGCTACCGGACGAGAGGAAGCGAGTATACCCTATATGAGCGCAAGGAAATGGAGAACATATACAACCATATCTTCAATACCTCGGTTCAGTGGGTTATCTTTGGGCTAATCGGACTGACCGTAAGTATCATTGCCGAGTGCCTCTACACTCTTCCCGCACCTCCGCTTTATGTCCTCTCTCTTATCTCCGCATGGATTGCCGCATGGTATCTCTTTATTGTTTTATCTAACTACATAACCACGGGGGTTTTCATGTGGATGACCCGCTATCGACTTTACCGCGAATACCCAAACATCAAATTCTAATCATGACGAACGAAGTAAAACTCGGAATGATTGTCCGCGTCAACGGCGGCCCTTGCGGTCGCGTCGTGGAAATCGACAACGAACGTTCTTCCTACCCGTACAAGGTACGCTATTCGGGAGGATTAGCGGAGTGGGCCTCTGCTAACCAGATGGAAGAAATTCTAGATGCGCCAGAAGAATCTGTCCGCGCTGGTTGCACTAACGCCGCCAAACCCCGGCGACCGTTCAAGAGAGGGGATAGGGTACAATTCGTTCCTCGTGGCTGGGTAAGCTACGATGAAGAGCCTATGCCCTATCAGGAGTACGCGGTTTACGACGATGAAGACAGTGACGGCTGGGTAGCTATCGATGGAGTGACCGTCAACTACTTCAACACCGTTATGTTCTTTGACCTTAAACTAATCGACTAACCATGACACTATTTGTTGATATTACTGACATCCTCGCATGGGGAGCTATTGCTCTGTGCGCACTCGCCCTATTCACCCTGTGGGTAATCGAAACCATTAAGAAGCATATCAAAAGAAAATGAACGACGACGAACCAAATTGTTGGACCTGCGCATACCGTGACCTCCCCGAAACCGCGGAACCCTGTGCATCCTGTGACATGTACTTTAGCCACTTTGAATCCACGGAACCCACGGACACCGCGGCAAGCGAGGATGCACGGAGGTGCTCCCTCTGCAAATTCCGTGATATCCCGATAGTGCAATCCCCCTGCCAGAGGTGTGCTATCACTCCCGGACTTCCCTGCTTCACCTCCGATACCAACAAATTGGTAGAGATGGAGAAGTTGAAGCGGGAAGAAGCAAAGCGGAGGGAAGCCAAGATGGCTGGTCCTACCTGTCTGACATGTAAACATAAGGGGGTATCTATCGAAGAGGAACCCTGCATCTCCTGCAACGGCTATCAGAATTATACCCCAGATGAATCTGCGCCATGTGCCGAAGGTACGGACGAGAACGACGATGTCATCGAACCGTGCAATACTTGCACTCACCGGGATAACCTCCGTTGCAATCCTCCATGCTCTCATTGCCGACAGGAGCGGGGAATTGAGTACCCGGAATATGAAGAGGATAAAGGGGATGAAGAGGATGTCCCCTCCCCCTGCTCCACATGCAAGTACGGGGACTTGCCCGGAACCGTGGGACCCTGTGCTTCCTGTTTCGACGAGGGGCTGGACCATCCCCTGAACTACGAGGAAGCCACGGAATCCGGGGACGAGGAATCCAAGGACGAGGATTCCGGGGTCACAGAAATTGTGCCGAAGCATATTGTTGATATGTTTGTCGAAAGAGTGGGGCAAGAGGTGCGACGGCATTTTGAAGCCCACAATGCTCATCCACGTCCTTGCCCCTACTGCGGAGAAATCCCGGAGGTCGTGGGGGAAACCATCTATCCCGGAGAGGAACATTGCTATGTCGTCTGCAACGGGGCCAAGCTTCTTCCTCATAGCATTTCCATTCATGGCCTCACTCGCGAAGAAGCGGTAGCCCGCTGGAATAGCTTCGTATTAACTATGAAGTCCCAAGAAAAATGAACGCTCACTGGATAACCATTAGCGGGGGAGGATTCGTCCTCCCCATTAACTCCATACTAATCGCGGAGGGAGACCTCGCCGCATAACATTTCATCTCATGAACCTTCCATACATTGGACAAATCAAAGGGCTTCGCCAATATCTTATTGACGAGCGCATTCTCTCTCCTATCGAAGTTGGTCTAGCCTCCGACACAGAGCTACTCGACACAATCATTAAACGAGGATATTCCTTCGTCGTACCCTACAATGGTAGCTATACGACTGGGGATGAAATCCTTCTAATCCCTAATGACGCATTGAACCATGCAGTCAAATTCTCACGCTAAACGTATGTACACACTAATCGGATTCCTTCTCGGTATTCTCTTTTACTACATCATCGAGAACAATAACGACAACGACTTTACCCCTGCATGAAGAAGAACAGTAGAGGACTAATCGTCCATCCCGGATTGAAACATTCACGGAGGCCACGGCATAGTACTCCCCCGGTAAAGAACGTGCCACGGGGCTACATTGCCACTGGGGAGATTGCCGATAAAATCGGGAGAAGCTCCGTATGGGTAATTCACGCCCTGAACCGATTGAAGGTCAAACACGTTCGTTGTGGGCATACCATGTACTGGGAAGGGGAAGGAGCCAATGAATATATTCAGATGCAGGTCAAAGGTCTATATGACAGCATCCCGGAAGGGTACGTTGATGTAGCTACCGCATTGGAATCTACGGGCTTGAAGTCTCCGGCGTATCTGACCACCCTATTCAAGCGGGGCAAAGTTCAACGTGTACGGTATCGTGATGATAGCGACCCTCGCGGTCGTAGGACACGGTTTGCGTATAATTTGCTTGACCTCCTTTCTCATTTGGGTTTAGATAGCTCTGACGTATGAGAACGACCTACTCTACAACCAGAACCATACAGAAGGGCCAGAGCAATCAGCGAGCCTTGCTCGGTCTCCTTCTGAATATTAACCTCCTTGACTTCTCCCTCACCGTTGATAACATACGTGTCCTTCTGTACATGCACGCCAATGGATTTGAGAGTGAGCATAGTAACCCGGAAATTAGCAGGGGTACTCGCATCCAGATATCATCTCTCTACTATGTCCTGCGCAAGCTGGAAGAAAAAGGGTATATTGAATACGAGGGAGTGAGGGGGTCGAGGAAACAAACTAAAAGTAAACTAACTCCGAAAGGTATCACTTTCTGTCGTGACATCTTCCGGCCACAAACAATCTAATCAACGACATGGAAAAGAACAATCTCGATGAACAGGCAGAAGTCGCGGCCAAGCTCTATAGCATGGCTGAACTTCCAACCCCGTGGGACCAGCTCACCGCGGTAAAGAAGAAGCCCTACATGAACATGGCGGGCAAACTAATCAAGGGAGAGGCTGACATCTTTGCCCAGCTGACGGCGAAGTACTGTGTCCAGCTTGGTGTACCCGGCAAGTACAAGACCATCATCTCCGGGATTATTAGTGCCGCCCTTGGAGCTTTAGCTATGTTTGGAGCGTTGGGGCAGAGTAGTTGCACCTACGCGGATGTGAGTAAGGACCGCGCAGTTATCTGCAATGGAGAATCCTGTGTAATCGTTAGCCCCGGAAGGTTGACCTTTACGCAGGAACAGCCTAAGACGGATGCAGGTCCGGTGGTAATCCCCTCCAAAGAATACTGCAAATAATATGGCAGAAGAGTATCAAGAGATTCCACAAGCTCCTGACCTCTTTAATCATCCCGTACCCTCGGTTCCCGTGGGTACGGAGATGTTTAATGAGGCCCCGCCATTTGATTCAATGCCGGACCCGATTGCCCCTGTCTATGGGGATAGTGATGTAGGGACGTTCCATACCCCGGTATATAATGATGACCCCCTCATGCGCAACCGGGAAGAGAGCATGTTCGCCATTGTGTATGACCCAAAGGATTCCGGGACTCACGCAAAGGTCATGTACACCTGCGGTGTTGTCATTGATGATAATAAGGTGCATGAAATTGGAGGTGCGCCGGGGACGTTGAAGGCAGTGGATAGTGGAGAGAAAGCACCATTAGATGTTGACATCGTCTGGTATGTCAATGTTAAATCCAACCGCAAGTCCTCCACCGTGTCTAGTAAGAAAGACACCAGCGCGGACTTCTCCGTCCCCATTGCGAGGACGAGCAAGGGCAGGAACGGATATATCCAGCAACTTCACCGTGGTGCTATCTTCATTGGAGGCGGCGGTGGTGATGGCGGCAAGTTCCCATACAAGGTCACGACGACTAAGGAGCAGGACGCAAACAAGAACTGGCATACCTACGCAGTTATCGAGCCGGGCGGTTTCCGTGATACCGAACGGAAGAAGGTGGAGATTGACGGGTTCAAAGACGGGGCGGCTAAGAAGGAAATCGTAACCGACGGTGAACTTCCCGTACTCCTTGAATGGGAATACACTTGGCCCGCCAATACCGTGACGAACGCCAAGCTGGTTGTTGATGATAAGCCGTGGGATGGTAAGGAGGTAATCACTCCGATTGAGAGTGCCGAGGGAACGGGTAAGAGCAAATGCGCGATTGCCATCCTGACGGTAACGCGAAACCCGCAGGACAATAGTCTTGACGCAACCGTGAAATCCCAGCTGGTCAATACTGGACTGGCCGCCGTCTGGTACAGCGGATATGTTGATGGCGTTAGCGGACGTGTTGGGCAATATGCAGAAGTAAGTACCGTAGCACCATGAAGTCTCACCTCTTACTCCCCACGAACTCGTCGACGGATATTTCGGTTTTAATGAGGAAGAATAATCCTGACTACACTGAACAATATAAAAGTAGTTTGTGGTATGGAACCCAAGGACCCACGGTTTCCGGGCTTCCTGTACCTCTAGGTCGAGCCGTAGCTATTTCACCAAACGCAACGCATAAACCGGGGATTAAGTGCAAGAACCTTGTGGACGCGTGGAAAGTCTTCAACACATTGAATGGATTTAATTCCATCGCGCTTCGGGCGAAGTTGCCTAGTCAGAATGGCATTCTCGGAGGCGTCGATGCTAGTACTCAATTTCGAGTATACGAGCCAGCACTTTGGTTCGCATGGCAGGGAGTGCCGGAAGGAACTGAAATTACTCCACATGAAGTCACATTGCAGGAAGCCCGCGATTGGCCCTACTATGACGACGGCTGGCTATACCAAAACAGTACATACGGACCACATTATGGAAGCGTAATTATGGATAATATGTGGTACATTGAATCAGAAAGTGGAGCAGTTTATCTGGATGTAAATATCGGTATAAGCTTCAAGTATGAGAGAAAAACATCCTCTGGCGTATGGCAGACCTTTTCGATACTTACCTATGTAGGCTACCCCATTAAATATTGGGCGAATGGGAAAAAGGCTTCCATGCGAACAGTCACATGGAGCACCACGATAGGTGGAGTAGAAGTTGACTGCCTTGGAAGTTATTACTGTTGGACCCCCCACGTTGCCGCTCCCGAAATCTCCCAAATGAATCAATGGTTTAAGGGATTACAGTTCACGACACTTTGATATAGCAGTACAACTGGCTTATCGATTTCGTACATCGAAATGTCAGGACGTTAAACTCCCACGGAACCCACGGAACCCACGGCCAAATGGTCACAATGGGTTCCGTGGGTTCCTTCGTTGTGTCATACCCACTAGCGTGTGCGGTTGTGTCATACCAATTAAAAATTTCTTGACCAGAATCTTCTTCTGTGTATGATGGCGGGCATGGACAATAACATCCATTACATCATTAGCGCGTATAACCCCTCCCTTCATTGGCCGGAGAGGGAATCAAACCTAATCCATTACACGGTCAATTATCTTAAATCCCTGCACATCCCCGGCGAGCACATTACCGTCATGTCCGAGGACCTTGGCGTTCTTTCATGGGCCAAAGCGGAAGAGCTGAACGTTGCCCGCGTCCCTGACGCACCCGATGAAGCCATCCTCTCCATCGCCGCAGAGCATGCGGGAATGGACATCATGGTGCTCGATACTCAATGCCCGGTGCGCGAAGCGGACCTTCTCGACGTTATGGCTAGCCAGATAGCTACCGAGAAGGATGTCATCTTCATCTCCGCATACATGGGAATGAAGCGGACGAACATCGAAGACTACCCTGCATGGACCAGCATAGTTGACGGTAGTGTGTGGGGGTTCCGGCACGATAGCGACCTGAAAGCCATTAAGAAGATGAGAAGTATCTATTATGTCTATCATGACGCGTTCGCCGGACACTTCGGAGTGAGCCTCGACTACCAATACGACAAGGAGGTTCTCGACATCGCCGTGAAACGCGGCTGGGAAAAGAGCGCAAGCACCGCTCCCTGCTCTGCGGATTATCCGCGCCGCGTGCAGATTATGGTTGACAAACCCAAACAGAATATTTAATCTTCATTCACATCATGAACACAAACCAATTATATTTTGACGGAAGCCTCGGACAGTTTATTCGCAAGGCGAACTATGAACAGGTAAGCGTAAACCCTACGTTGGAAGTTCAGCATGGAATATCCTCCCTTGTCCTCTATTTTGGCGCAGGATTTAAGGGAGACCTCCGATTTAATTTCTCCCATGCCTCTGCTCTTGGCAACTTCTCTCTGGAATACCCCTTTACATGGAAGATTCAGTTAGCCCAGCTCAATGCCGGAGGAGTGCCTGTATGGAAGACAGTCGCGTCAGCCATGACGGCCCCGGAAGAACCCGGAGGCACTGCTGACACCATTATCCTTTCGACCGCTATATTTGAATTAGACCCTGCCGAATACCCTATCGGGACCTACTGGATGACTGTTGAGTTCTCCGATTCGGTTAACTGGGTCCGCACCTTCCCCTTCACTCTTCAAATCATCTAACCATGCAACTAGATTTATCCCACATCCTGCAACTCTACCCCGTATTGAAGGTCCTCCATTACCAGACAAGTAGTGGATTCCATCATGAACGATACGATGATGCGGTAGAAGAATTGGGCGGCATTGCCGACAGTTTCATTGAAACCTATCTCGGACTACATGGCCGCGACTGGATGGTAAAGCCCATGTTGGTGCGTCCCGTGTTGCCCGATACTTCTACTAATTGCATTATCCTGTACAGAAATGTCATCCTACATGACATCGTTCCCTACCTCTACACCATTGCCGGGAATGAACCCGCGCTAAGGAAACTGGCAGAGGACTTCGAGCAGAGTGCCCAAAAGATTTACGGACTACTGAACAATTACGCCTAATAGAACCCATGCCTACAACAACTCGCGTCCGAGAATTTTTTCTTTGTTCCGACGGCCCGGAGAGCAACCCCGAAGTAATAGCCACGGTACTTCCAAGGCTTGACGGGGTTTGCTCCCGCGCCCGGTCCTTGACATGGGGCGTTATTGCCTATTCCCTCTCTCACTTCAACCTGCCCTTCGGTGTTGCCTTGGAGAACATGAGGAACGGTTATTGTGCCCGCGTCGTAGGAACGCCTACTGGGGAGGAAACCGAAGAGGGGGATGAAGCCGCCGACGTTACCCCTTGGTTCATCCTGCAATCCTTTAAGACCGAGAGCGGCGAATGGGACTACCGTTTCATGGCGTTGGAACCAATAGAGGCAGGAGCCGCCATTGATATGAAGAGGGATTATCTCCTGCCTGATGGATGGTATAAAGTCGGAGAAGAGGTAACTCTTCGCAACGATTTCATCGCCTCCTTCTGTTGGGAGATTGCCATTCCCGGCGACCCCTCAAAAATAGAAACCGCAAACGCATAGACAAATGGAAAAGACAACAATTATTGACTACCCCGAAATGGGGATTATTCAGGTAAAGTATAGAAGAGCAACTCTGGTGGAAGTCTTCTATTGTGATGACAATGGAGACGAGGATAAAGTCCAATATCTTACCCGAGATAGCGCATTGGAAATAGCCCGTGGCTTTGTTCGTAACCTTTTTGGCTATAACGCAGTCCAAACTACGGATGGCATTAGCCTATTTCCTAAATACACTCCAATTCAAGAATCATGACCAACGATATTAGTATTGTAGATAATAAGAGAGTAGGAATCCTCAAGGTGAAATATGATGGAGATACCTTTGCCATCTTTAACTATTGTCGGGAGGGAGACGAGAAGGAACAGTGTTATCCCACGCGCGAAAGGGCTATAGAAATGGCGAAGATGGTTGCTCGCCATCTCATCCACGCGAATCCCGTTATGACAGAAAGGGGCATTGACCTTTACCCGACAGACTGTACAATCCAAGACGAATAAATCATGAACGACAAAGTAGCTATTTTAGAAGACAAAGGATTTGGATTCTTCCGAGTAACTCACTGTGGAAGTGTCATTGCAGATTTTCTTTACTGCACTGGCTCTGGTGAACAAGGATATATGACACGAGATTCCGCAAAGAAACTGGCAACGAAGATTGCCCGCTACATCGTTAGCAGAGGGACAGTTTGTACCATCGAGGGAGTAACACTTAACCAAATCTATTTCAACATCAATGAATAACGATTCAGATACCCGTGTTTATGACCTCCCTACTGGCGGAATGTTCCGCGTTAGGCACAGAGGAAGTTGCGTCGCCGTTTTCAACTATTGCGTGGCAGATGAAAGCGGCTTCTTCACCAAGAAGCAAGCTAAGAAACTAGCCATCAAGCTCGCCCGCAAAATTGAGAAGAGCATGATTATCGAAACCGAAATGGGAATCAAACTTAAAAGGAACAATACTAATGACTGACACTCTAAATATTACCACCGTAGATGACCCCGATATCGGATTTTTCCGGGTCATGCTTGAAAACTGTTGCGTTGCCGCCTTTTACTATTGCGCGAAAGATGATAGTGGCTTCTTCACCAAGAAGCAAGCTAAGAAACTAGCCAACAAGCTCGCCCGCAAAATTGAAAAGAGTACGACCATCAAAACCAAAAAAGGATTTAAACTTAAAAGGAACAACAATGACCAACGATAAATATCTACTGGAAACCTTCTTAATGGAATACCCGCGAGCAGGAATCATTGCGGTGATTCATCGAAACTACCGTATCGCTATGTTCCCCTATCACAGGAATGAGGATGAGAAGGGACTTCCGACAAGGGACTGCGCCCTCAAAATGGCAATCGAACTTCGTGACAAGATTAAGAAAGGCACGACGGAAGAATCCGACACGGGGATTACCTTCGTCGAAAAGGAACAGCCAATCTTCAATGACTAACAAACGCAGATTCAAAAAGGGAGACCTTGTTCGGTTCATCAACACAGGAAGACATCCTGAAATATGGGAGAGCCTAGCAGAGGGTTCTTTAGCGTATGTTCAAAGCGGGGAAGATAGAAACCACTGCATCCTTATCAAGACCGAGGACAACGAAGGGAAGTGGTATCCCTTCTATGAGTTTGAGCTAGTGGAAGAGACCAAACATGAAGTCTTCGTCCGATACACACGGGACGAGGCTATCATCCTCTTCAACTATCAGCCCGTTCTCCGCATACCTACCAAGTACCGGCTGGGCGACCAAGAGGTCGATATGTGCGAGGAAGTAGTGGACTGGGCTAATCAAATCGTTGAGGACCTTAACGAGCATGTCATATTACCAGATATAAACAAAACCAAAAACGAAAATGAAAACCAGATTTAAGTACGGCAACATCGTTCGCAGAGTAGATACGGGGAGATGTGGGACCTGTGGAGATAGCATCCCCGTCGATTCTATCCTTCGGGTATTGTCCGACGAGGATGATGCTGGCGTCGTTCGTGTCCATTACCCGCAAGGGGATGAAGATGAAGAGATACAGGAGGTCATGTGGTATGAAATCGAACTCTTACCCACGGAAGCCAAGGTAGAAAAAGTATGCTCGAATATAATTCGGGTTATGTTGGATGGCTACGTTGTCGCAAGCATTACCCCCGAAATCCCCACCCCATTGGGCACTCTTCATTTCAAGCAATGGGGCGAAGAGATTGCCCAGTCGATGGCTAACATCATTAACCTTCAAATCTCACATGGGAAGCTAACCCCTGACGGAATCAAAGTAGAAAGAAACCGATGACAAGGAAAGACAAGATAAAGGAAATACAGAAGTGGGCGGGAACTACGCCCGATGGTATCCTTGGTGATAAGACCATTGATGCCATATGGAAAAAGATACAACCAGCGGAGACCGTGGAACCCGATGAACAACCCAACGATTCCCCGGTATCCGCGGCATACGTGTCTCCGGCAGAGCTTGTCCGCAAGGGCATGGCTAAGAAGATTCTCAACATGGAGGACTACAAGATTACAGGTCCCGATTCTCTGCGCGTAACTCGCCTCCCCTCCGGTGACGGCGGTGGCAAGTGGGAGATTGCAGGTATCTGTGATGGGATTGAACCCAAGGAATTCAATCTAATCAAATCCATGATGGACCGGGGCGACAGGGATGCGGCATGGGAGGAATGCCTCCGCTATGTTCTCGCCAATACGGAACCGTTGGTTGCCAAGGGAGTTGCAGGATGCTACGCCATTGAGTTCATGCTTCGTGACATGACCTTCAACATGGGTGTGGCGGGAACGACTAAGGTCGTCCAGCGCATGCTCGACATTGATATTGATGGCAAGTGGGGGAAAAATACTCAAGCCAAATGGACAGACGCCATTCAATCATGGGATGAAAAGGAAGTTCTCGATTCGCTGGACCGCGCTTGTCGTGCCCGCTATTGCTCCATTGTAAGAGCCAATCCGGTGAAGGCGAAGTTCCTTACGGGCTGGTCCAACCGATGCAATGCACGGCTTGCCTACGCTCTTACTCTGTTGTCAAGGAAATAATCGGGAATTTTCTTGACCCATTAAATCCCAAATGCTAACATGGCGGTGAGGTAATTCCTTGCCGCCATGTTTAATTTCATCGCACAGCTTAATGCTACTGACGGCAACGTGTGGGCATTGTTTCTCACTCGTATCGTCGATGAAATGTCCCCCGCGTATCTCGTATTCGTGGGGGTTATTTACGTGGCAGTAAAGCTGGCATATAAGTACCTCTCAAAAAAGATAGAGTTTAGTCTTGACAAGGAGATGTCATTTCTCATACTATTGCAAGAAGCTCTAAGAGTTATATCCGAGTTGGATGATTCTCTAGACCAACTACATGGAAAAATAGACAATCTACGAAGCGACCATGAAGAGATAATCGACCGCGCCTTCTGCGCTATCTCGCAACAAGATACACACCCCTCCGACAGAAATGAAACTATTCAATCTGTTCCGAAAAAGCCACGAGCAGGAACAACTCGAAAACGAGTTGACCCAGAATCTTAATCAATTACAGGAAAGCATCCGTGCGTGTACTGAAAAATTCCGCTCAAGGAATCGGTTCTATGCCTCCCTTCCTATTGGTTGCGAGGGTGAGCTGAAACTGCCCAGAAACCAATGGGCCTATTTTTTACGGGGGAAAGTAGGAATTCGTTATGACGGAGAAACCCTTACCTCTTCGGTTACACAGGTTAAAACTCGTGAAGAAGTTCAACTGCCAAGAATTATTGACGCGGAGAGAAGTCATAAATTACTTGTCATACGAGGATATGTTATTGACAGGAGAACAAACCGCACCTATTATCAGGGCGAGACAGTAAGTTTTCAGCGGGGAGAACCAATGCAATTAACGTTGAACGGGCATATTAGCATGATGTGGACACCCCCGCTTCCCGATGTAATTATGCCGTTCTATCAAACCAATATACATGGCCTTGATTCCTAACACTCCGGCCTCCAACCCACAGCCTCCGACGATACCCATTGGAACCACGGATTCCTCGTGGCGCAATGGGTTCAGTCCTGACAGGCCAATGGGTGAGCCGATAATTAACTTTCCCACTCCTGTGGTAAAGAACGTGATGTTCTTCGTTGAGAGGATTGCCAAGAATCCCAGCGAGATTACCATTGAATTGGGAACGCCGTTCGTACCCACCGCAGGTACGACCTTCCTCCCGTTTATGCGGGATGCAGTTCTCGTGCATGTCGAACCCGTCAATGAGGCGGCGAGACAGCACGTTTATCGTTTCTACTACATGGTCCCGCCGGAACAGCAGTTCCGATATAACATTCAGGACATGAAGAAAATCCGTGACGGCTATACGTTGAAAGATACTGCCGCTACGGGTAAGTTCATGGGTCCGGATGCAGACACGGAAGAGTTGAAGGACTTCTACGAGATTACACGGGAATGGGTGGAACCCACGGATTCCGCGTATGCCCCGCTCCCCCTTGGCTCGTTTGACCCCAGCAACGAAAAGCTTGACCCTGACTTCTATGACCAGCATTTCTACACGGCATACGATGCCCAGCTGGTATATGAAGAAGTAGCCCAGTTCGAAGAGGAACACCTGCGCAAGTACTTTCGTAAGGTCATCCGTGTGTATAAAACCCTGCCGGGACCTGTGGTTAAAGAGTTCGTCCCTTATAACATTTGGCAGAAGGGAGATACGGTGTGGGATGAAGGTGGTCCGGGAACGAACCAGCCCGAATCTGAATGGGTGGCGCAGACTGCAATTAAGTTATCAAGAGAGGTCTGGGCCGCGCCGCTTTGGCCCGTCGATGGTGGAGGGAAGGAACCGGGTCAGGCCCGCATTCCTCACATGCCCCTCCTTGAACTGGACAATAAGCCCGTTAGTGCTGGCTGGGACAAGGGCAGTTATCCGAGTACGCAGATGTACACCCTTGTATCTATGTACAAACGGAACAGTAACATTGCGGAGAAAGAGGAACAGAACAGCCTCTCCGGTAATTGTTGTAACCCTGATTCCCGTTTTGTCCGGTGCATCAACACAACCGTGACGACTAGCCAGTCCGTTGACTGGACAGCAAACGGCGATGTCCCGGCGATTGACCCCCCGGACCCCAGCGAGAACTGTAGCCAATGGCGTGTAGATTCCTCTGTGGTAGTACATGAAGGGTACTCTCATAAGGAAACGCGAAAGAGTTGCACCACCTACGACCAGATTGATGAATTCTGGGAATCCTCATTCGATAGGATAACCAATCAGGTCTATCCTGTACTGCGGAAGATTGTACATAATCCGAGCACTGACTTCGATACTGATTGGCAGAATGAAGGATTCACCAAATACACGGATGCCGTGGGCAATACCTACTATGGCTGTAAACTGGAATCCCCGGAATCCGTGGCTCCCATTACTATCCCGGACTCCGCTTGGGAGAAGATAGGCTACAACCTTGCGGACTTCACCGTAGAAGAGGAACCGACGTTTAATACCAAGATGCTCTCCGGACTGTCCATGATTAACGGATGGAACGACCCAGCCTATCCCCAGTTCTCTGACTACTTCGCTATGCTTGGTAGCTTCACCTCCGACAATAAGGGAGTCCCACGTGGTTCTCTCTACAACGTCCGGTTTAAGGGTCAACGCTGGTGGCAACTCTGGATTCAAAACGAGATGCCCACAGAAATGTCTCCCGGAACTATCACCGCCACTCCCTTCTATCATGCTCCCAATCCTGACGGCCCTTGGTTCTCACAGGATGGGGTTTATAAGGTAAGGGGCGAAATGATGATTAACGATGTCCTCTATGGCGAGGGAGTTACGAGCTATGTCTGGACATTCCCCGTAGGTTTCATGGATGGTACGCAGATATATAAGCGGAAGGCCTATAACCCTGAAATGAAATTTACCACAGGGGCATTACCTACAGGTATTGGGAAGGCGTTCACCACGGTGGAGAACGGAGAATTACTTCTCACCTGCTGGGTACTGAACAGCAATAAGGTTGCCATCAATGGGGAGATTCCCATCATGATGAATAGTACGAAGATATTCGACATCAATGTATCTAGCTCTGATGCTCCCAGTACCACGCCGGAACCGAACATAAGCACAACTACCGTGGCTAAGGCAAAGTATACCGTTGGCAATTATGTATTAGACGCGCAGGTAGTGAATAACCTCAACATCACTTACAACCGGAATAAGTTCCCATACTTCCAATTCACCATCACGCTCTGCTCTCTCCGCGGCAATACGTTCAAGGTCACGCAGGGGGATAAGATTCAACGCGTCGTCCTGCGCCAATGGGTGAACCCCTGTTACGCCGTAGATAGTTACATGCAGATTCCGGGAATCGGGTACTACAAAAAATATACCACGACGATGAACTACAGTTTCCCTGCCGTGTTCGGTTCGGTTAGTTGGGTTCCGTGGACTACGAGGCCCGACCTTTCTGGCAAGAATGCTGGACAGTACTTCCCGCAGACCTGGATGACGAGGGACAGTTACTCCGGCCCCTGCACCGCCGTGGTAGAGGAAGCCTTCTCCCCTGACGGAACATGGCCTAAAGGCTGGGGCCTTGGGACGTCGGTACAGTTCACGACGAACAGTGGATATTTCTCTTCACCGCTTTGCGATTACCGTCTGCCCGCATGCCTCCACGGCCCGCTGGCTATAACCGTAGTCATTGGCAATCAGGACGCCAAGTGGCTTCCCGGCGCGTTTAATACGACCTTTCCGGGGACTACCCACACAGATTGGAAACCCGTGACCTCCTATTACGCATCCCCGTGGAACGGGGGCATGATGTGCAAGAAAGTAACCATTTATCCACCCAGTTAAGCTCATGGCATTTATTACCAAATCCTATTTGACCTATCGCAATGTTTGTGACGAGCTTTGTATGCTTATCACAAACCAGCCGCCATCCAAGTCCAATGTTGACTTCCGTCGTATATTGAAGGAAGCGCAGAACCTCCTGCTCAATGAGGCCACGGTATCTCCGGATTCCGTGGAAACCTTGGACTTTGAAGGAATCCCTCGCGGGGGTTCTATCTCCCTGCCCGAAGAGTATGATAGTATTGTCGAGGCATGGACACCTAGTGGCAAGAAATACAACATCATTGACCGGGCCATGTTCGAAAGCAACACTTGGTTCCGTTCCGAATATCCCAAGCACGACAGCGGTTATCATGCTATCATGCTGGACATGGGACTGAATGAACAGAACCTCCGTACCTACTCGGTATTGTCTGGCAGTAACGGCATCAACGATAATCCTACGAGCAACGTCATGACGGTTTCGGCACGGTGCGCATTGCGCGGCCTGTCCCTTAACATTTATGACGACGCGGCATGGGAGGACAAGGAGGTTCGTATCTACCCCGGATGTCTTCCCGCATTGAAGGCGATGATGCTGGCCGTGGTCTATAACGAGCAGGGCAATACCCAAATGGGGACGGACAGCTACGGCCTTGCCGTCAAATACCTGAACGACCACCTGCGCAAATATCGTCAGGGCACATATCAGGCTCCGAACATTATTCAGAACGGCGGCATCATGCAGTGCCCCGGACTTAACCTCATGTAATTATGGCAACCAAACGTACAGACATATCGAGCGAGACGAAAGCGAGCGGGGGCATCCCCGCCGCCAAGTCCATTAAGCAGAAGACGATGGACGAGGTGCTTCCGAAGACGAACCCTGACATCCCTCTCCGTCCAATGAATAACAACGACCCGAACAAACCCGTCGACGCGAAGGAGATGAACACCATCGCCGCGGCCAATAGTAACCACGGCATCAAGAATCCCCCGGCATCCGCGGCTCCCGCGGCGGCCCAGTCTCCTAGTCCTTACGGGCGGGGGATTACTGAACCAGCAGTGCCGGGAGCGGTTGACCCTAACAGCGCGGCCTACGCCGCCCAGCAACGGGCAACCTATGCGGCGGGCATGCAACAAGCCGCGGCGGGGAAACTCTCTGCGGAGGACAGGCTCATGCTTCGTGGCGTGGACCAGAACATAAGCCGGGGGCAGATGCCCACCATATCTCCGGCTATGCCGACGCAAGCGACGGCTACACCCCGGCAAGCGACGGCTACACCCCGGCAAGCGACGGCTACACCCCGGCAAGCGACGGCTACCGCTCCAACCGCTAGCCCCGACACCTCCACGGCTGGGTTCTATGCGCATGCGGAGAAGCTGCTTGGCCCGGAAAAGTTCAAGATATTTATGTCCATGCCGGAAGGGCAGAGGAACGCGATATATAGCAAGTTTGTAGAGAGCCGGATCAAGAACGCGCCCGCCGCGGGAGCTACCGCGGGAGCTACCGCGGGGGCTACCGCGGGAACCACTGCCGCCCCCTCTGGCTCTAGGTTCCCCGCCTCTGCTCTCCCCTCTGGCAATGCTCCCGTACCCACGAGCGTCCCAACGACTGCGGGTACTGGAACTGCCGAGCGTATGCTACGAACCTTGAGGGATGCTACGGCAAGCCCCGAAGCAAGAGCACAGGCGCAAACATACCTCCGCGTCCGAACCATGTACGCCCAGCGGGAAAAGTTTGGTAAGGAGATTAAGATCCTCGAAAAATTGGAACGCGCCAAAATAAAGGAACTTAGCAACATGTTCAGGAATAGATTGAATATCCGGGACCCCCGCTTCGCCCGCCAGTACGCCCAGTATCAGGCCCTGCGGAAGAAAGACCCGCAAGCGAGGCTCGCCCTCTACACTGAACTGATGAAGGGACCGGAGTTCACTCACTTGGACTTCCGAAAATAAATTTGACATAATACATATTTCACTTGACCCTCGCCCCACTCATGATAGGATGTTGAAGACCCACATGAGTGGGGCAAACTTATTATACTAATACTCAACAAACATGGCTATTGACTTTAGTACCGCCAATATGTCCGACTTCACTCCGAAGTCGGGAAGCAGTATTGCACGTGAACAGCGAGCCGCAGAAAGGCACGCCGCGTGGCAAGAGACGCAAGCGCAGAAACAGCAGGACCGAGAACAGAAAGCACTGGACCGCGAGCAAAGGTTAGCGGAAAAGAAACAGACCCGTGCCGAGAAGGGAGCGACGGCGACCGCAGACTATGACACCTTCCTCTTTAAGTCTGTTGATGACTTTGCGGAGAAACAGAAAAAGGATGCGGAACACGCAAATAATGTAGAATGGCAAAATAAATCCCGCGCCCATACGGAACAAGAATGGAAAACCGCCGAGGAAAATAAAGCCCTCGACATCTTGAACAAAGGAAACCGTGGGTACAGCTTTGAGGGAATCGACTACATGAAAGACTATGTAGACCGCGGGGAAGATGCGCTGGTCGATTTGGAGGCCGCTTCCCGCGGTGATAGCGAGGCCATTAAGAAGCTTGCCAACAATACGGGACTTACCGTTGTGTCTTCTTCCGAGCTTACGCCTACGCACCCCGCCTTCTTATCCCGCTCTGGCTTCGGAAGTGGAGAGGACGGGAACCCCGTCGTAACGGAAAAGTTCCTCGCCATTGCCGCGGACAGAAACCGTAACGCAAAGGCGGTTGCCAAAGGCATTGCCAACACAATGGAAAAGGCCCGGAAGGATTACCTCAACTCGAATCTAGATGTTGGAACGGGTAAACCTACGGCGCAAGCCATCGAGACCGCACCTATTGCTTACACCGCAGAAGAAATAGAAAGCGTCATCAATACGATTAGGCGCGAAGACATTGGCAACTATCGTGCCGCTAAGGCTCTTTACGACAAACACCGCTCTTCTTCGACGGAAGGCGTGCAGAAGAAAACCCCCAGCCAAACGAGCGTGGGGGAGCTTGGCGTTGGCGAATTCTCTGATTCAGCACCTTCATTTACTGGGAATGTTTTTGCTGAACTCGCCAACCTTTTCAAGTTTCCCAGCAAAATGTTCCAGCTTGTCCGCGACTACGTGGATTACCTTTCCCGGAGTACGGAAGATATTGAATCCCCGGAATCTGCTACAGCGGATGCGAAACAACTCCATACAGACCAAGCAAAACTCATTTCAAAAAAAGAAAAACCTGTTGAGGATAGGATTCGTGAACAGATAGAAACAGCCGACAAAATCGTAAGACGCCTCGAAGAGGACTACACTGGCCTTCCCTATCTCGAACTTCGCGACGCGCTTCTCAATCCAGAGGCCGCGGCCTCTGCCCTTCTGTCTTTAGTCCCCGGTGCTGACATGGACGCAATACGTGCACGGGCAAAGGTCATTACCGAGGAAGTTCGCCGCCAGAAGGACCGCCCTCTGACCGTCGAAAACCCCGAACAGATTGGCATGAGTGAGGCTATACTGGAAGCCGTGGCCACAAGGTTTCCGGGGGTTCCAAAATCTGCCCTGCGCCAAGCGGGAGTAACCAAACTGATTCAGGACTATACCGCCAAAGCCACGCCGAAAGGCACTCTCATGGATGCAGTCAAAGGCGCACTGGCTAACTACCGAAGCACGGCGGGACAAACTGCGGACGTACTTACCTTCCAACCGGATAATAGTGTGGGTAAGTACGCCGACCCAATGAGCTTGATGGAATGGAGGAAGGGAACGAGGCGTGGCTCGTGGTGGTATGGCATGCCGGGCGGCCCGTCCTTTGAAGTCGGACCGGAGAGGTTGAAGGAATACATGGCCCAGTACCATATTGAAAGTACTCGCGATGCCCTCAACTCCCTCTCCCATGCCGCACGTATGGGTGACTTGGGCGTTGGCCGTGGCAGTCTCTTTGCGTACAATCCGCACACCAAGGAAGTTGATACGAACGCCACGCTCGAACTGAATCCCAATGCTCTCTACAATGATAAGCTGATGGACCAGAGCATTGAGGCTCTCCGTGCTAGTGGCGCGGACGAGAAGCTTATCAATCGCACCATTGAGAAGTTCCAGAACCTCCGCAAGAAATCCGCACAGGAACTTGTGAAGGACAACATGGCATTGGACGAGACGCTGGGGACGCTTCGCGATACGTGGCTTGGCTCCGGCTTGCAGTTCAACCCTATCTTGACTGAATCCATGAAGCATCTGGACAAGTACCTTTCCTTCAAGAATTTCTACAACGAACAGAAGGAAGCGGGCAAGAGCGACGAGGACATCCTCTCCGCATGGCAGGAGAAAGGGCAAGCCACCTTCGATTCTGTTCTCCGTGGGTTACAGATAAGTACACACAAGGCAATCGACCTTGGGACAAGTACCGCCTATGGTGCTCTTCTCTTTGCACAGAATGCAGTTGGCAGTCGTGCGGCGATGGAACATACCCGCACCCTCTGGGACCAGCTGAACAAAAAACAGGAAGCAGAAGCCGAGTTGGTTCGAGGCAATATCCTTGCGGACTATACTGCGGAAATCGCTAACCTCGGCTACCAAATGGTAGCAACCGCGGGGGCTGGTAAAGTTGGTGGCCTCGCTGGCCGTGCACTGACACGTACCGCGCTCAATAAATTCATGAAGGCAACGGCTAACGTCGTAGCGAAGCGGGCCGAAGCTCTTGTTCCTGCCGCCCGTCCGGGATTGGCGGGACGTTTGAGTGGAACTATTCAGCGCAACCTCGACAACCTTGCGGCGTTGAACCTCGAACGGGCAGGAGCCGGAGCCGGGGTAAATCTTAGCATCATCTCGCAGGTTGCACCGAATGCTTACTCCGACATCTTCTATACCATTTATGATAGGGAGATGGAAGGGAAGGAACCGACTGCCGAGAACACGAACAGGGCACAGAGCATTGCCAACATGCGTGCTCTCTTTGGTGCGGCTCTCGTATCTACTGGTAGTACTCTCATCAACAACCGCGCAGGTATGGATTCCTTCATGCGTAAGATTGTTGGGGCTAAAAACCTTCGCGGTCAATCTCCATTCCAAACTCTTGAACGGAAGATGGCCGGATGGAGAAGCAAGCCATTTAAGGAGATGAACACGAAGGAAAAGACGTTTGCCGTTGCTTCCTATCTGTACAGCCAGAGCAAGGCCGTAGTGGAAGGAGCCACCGAAGAACTGGCAGACGAATTCCAAGAGTGGGCGTTTACCGAACTGGTGAAGAACGGAGAAATCTCCGAATCCTCTATTGCCACTACTGACCAAGTGATTAGCACAGGCATGAAGATTGCTTTCCTCGGAGGTATCGGCGGCTACGTTGGTAGCCACTTAGCTGGTGAAGGGAACATACGTTTCCAAACCGAAGCCGCTCCCACTCTCGATGTAAAGGATGCTACTTCCATGCTACCGGATATTACGAAAGATGCGAGCAACATCATCGAGGAAACGGGCAAAGCCATTACCAAAAACAATGTGCCGGAAAGCTTGGTAGAAACCGGAAAGAAGGTTATCGAGATTGCCGGGGAGAAGGGAGATGCCGCGGAAGTTGCCCGCGAATGGGTGGACAAATCCATTGCCCATGAAAGTCTGGCAGTCTCCGATGAAACCCGCAAGGCGTGGGTGGAAGGAGCAACCCGTATGGGCATCAGCAACTTCACCCAGTTCCGCAACCTAGTGGAACGGGCCTCCGAAATATATACCTATGAGGGCAGTGCCGCGGCAAGCTCATTCATGGCAGAAGCCATTAACGACCTGCCCAATACCCTGTCATTCCCAAATAAGGAAAACCTCGACACCATGCGCACCATGCTTTCGGAGGCCCTTGATGCTATGGGAGACCGGGTTCAGGTTATCGAAGTAGACGACGACCTGTCCATCATTACTACAGGGGACGAGGACCTTGATGCCGCCATTAACGTTATTAACGGATTGACGGAAGCCGCGGCTACCACGGAACCCAAGGAATCCCCGGCTACCGCGGAACCCACGGAATCCCCGGTAGCTATTGCCCGGAAGGAGAGGGACCAAGCCATTGCCCCCATCACTGCTATGGTAGAGACGGGAGTAGTTACCCCAGAAGCTACCGCTTCCGTGGATAACATGGATGCGGCAATCACCTCGTTCGACCCCAACACCGGGGCATGGCTCTCATCCGGTTCACCTCTGGACCGCGGCGCGAAGCTCGTCTCCCTGAACGAGATGACTGGGATTAACGCCCCCATGATTACCAGCAACACGGGAGAAACCGTTGTCATCGCTCCGCACGCAAGCATGTACAACACAGGTGAGGGAGGGACACCCAGCACCAAGTGGGGGGACAAGGTCTCCGCTCTCAATCTCCCGACGGATGGGACTGGCGCAAATGCCTACGGCACGCTTCGCGGCCTTCAAGTTAATGCCTCCCCCGCACAGGCCGCGGCCATTGATGGAGTGCTCCGCGCACTGCATGCCGCTGGTTTGGACGTCGCTATCCGTGCAACCATTGCCCCGGCGAACATCTCTTCCCCTGCCAGTATCACCTACATGAACGGCACGGACGGGAAGCTTGTCGGCGGTGTCATTGACCTGTACGTGAACCGGGATAACCCGATTGAAAGCGTAACGGGAACGGTACTACACGAAGTCATCCACCTCATTGACCGTCATCTTCGTACCACCAACACGGACTATTCCCAGCGGATGGATAGGATTAGAAGCGCGATTGCAGAGAACTACAACAACATTGTCGATAGTCTCTCCGCTATGTATGACGCTAGCGTGGACATCAATGAGATGAACGCCATCGCCGCGCTCGCTTCCGACCTCAACTACGGTCTCCGCGGTGCGGACGAATTTGCCAGTGTCGCGTTCTCCAATCCTGTCATGAACTTCATGGTAGCGGAAGCTAGCGGAGACAATATCACCATCACGGATTTGGCTCGCTATGCCGAAGCGGCGGGAGGCCGGAAGCCCGTGCACGTGCGCCTCGTCGAATGGCTTAAAGATTTGATTAGGGACATCAAAGATACTGCGGACGATATGGACGGAACCACCGCCGCAGAACGCGCGGCTGAATGGGATTCCTATGTGGCCCGCGTCGCGGACATGGCCCCCGGCAAGTGGTTCGATATGCCTCGCACTCCGTCGTGGAAGGTAGACGATACGGATTATACTATGGGCAACGGGGTAGATTATTTTAACCCGATGGCCTATGAGACCGACATGACCCGGAGATTGTCCTTCGGCCTTGGCGCAGAAATCATTGGCACGAAGGCCGGGAACTGGGTAACTAGTATTAAGAACGGATGGCTGGGCGTAACCAAGAACTGGGACAAGGCTGGCATCAATGTTAAGTCCGAGGAACAGAAGCTGGTTGTGCTGGAACAAATGGCCAACGTGAATGCGGCGTATGAACGCAGTATTAAACGCATTGACAAAATCGGCGATATGCTTCAACGCCGTGCGGATAATCTGGGCTGGGATGCCGCTACGCGAAAGAAATGGAGCAAGTCCATTCTTGACATGTCGGGGAATATGGACAACGATATTGACCCTGAAACTGTTGCACGCATTAACGCAGAGGCTCAAGCAGAAGTTCGTCAGCATGAACAGACCCGCGACTTCCGTATCGCGCTGGCTAAGAAGACTGTCACCGATGCCGTCAATAGGCACGCGGAAGCGGTGCGTCTGGCTAACTCCCTTGCGCTTAATAGTGAAGGGCGATTGGAAATCAACGACATGATGCGCCGGATTAAAGACATGAGCGGCAAGGGATATGGAGCCATGCTGGACAAGCAGGTAGCTCTCCCCATGCTCTCCCAGCAGATTCACAAATCGCTCTCCGACCTTGGCTCTCGTATCTCCGCGACGGGGGATGCCAATCTGGATATCACCTACTTTGGCCTTGCCCGCGACACGCAAAACTATCTCGCGGATATGATTAACGAAGTGGATAGTCCCTTCTCTATGGATGAACTTCTGGACAGGTGGTCCAACCTTCGCAATGACTACCTCTATGCGGAGAGTACAAACCATCCCGTCATCGCTCCTATGATTCAGGACATCGCTAAGGCACGGGCCGAAGCTAAACAAATCATCCGGGAAGCCAATGAGGATTTCCATGCCGCAACAAAGAGGGCAGGTGTAACTCGCGCTGGCGTAGCTACCCCTGCTGGTTCCGTGTGGCTGAAACGGGACAACGCTATCCTCAATGCTCGCCGTCAAAAACAAGCGGAGTATATGGCTAAGCGGGATGCCGCTGAACAGTGGCTTCTGTCACAAGGGGTTGTAGGTCAACTGGTCCACAATGTCATCGCCGATTCCCGTAAAGAAATTGCCGCAACGCAAATCTCTATTGCCAAGCTCATTGGAGATAGCCGTATGGCTGACAACGCCGCGGAGATGAATTATCTTCATCGCACCTACATGGCCGTTGGACGCCATGCCGGAGACTTCACCCGGACGATGAAGGACATCATCGCAAACCCCAACGGAGAACTGGCGCAGAAATACGACGGTCTGACGAAACTGTTGCAGGAAGCCGCAATCTCCCATGCCGAAGCGCACCAGAGAGAACTATCCGAAAACGTAAGCCAAGTGCTGGACAACATGCAGGCATTGGCCGCGCTCCACGACGAGTTGAAACTTCCGCTGGTATCCGCTCCTCCGAGAGCTTCCGCGAATTATAAACTCCTGTTCGAGGGTGTAGCCAAGAACTACAGGAACAGGGAAATTCTAGACTTCATTCAGAACAACTTCGGCGCGGTTCAAATGCTTGCGGACCTGCGAGATGGCCATAACATCAGTGCCATATATGATAAGGCCATGAGCATGATAGCACAGGCAGACTATCGCACGAAGTCAAAGATGACAGAGACGAAGGAAACTCTGGACAGGAATGCCAGAGATAGTTTCCTCGCCGAAGTCTTCTCCGACCTTCCGGGAGAAACGATTGCGGACAAAATCGGCAGTCTTGAATCCCCGGCATCCGTGGCTTCCGAAGTGAACAAGGCCATCCCCACTATCCCGACTTCGGCCATTGACCAGATATGGAACACGCCCAATATGAATGCCGCAGAACGACTGGACAAGACGCTCAATCTTCTTCGCGGTCAGGCGGGCATTCTCATGGGGGCGAACAATATGGGCAACGTCATCTCCGCTACCGACTTGAAAGTGTTGCAATATCCGGAACTCTCCCGTCTTGCGGTGAACGATGCCATGAAGGCCATTGACGAAGTACTGTCCAAGAAGAGGACGAATGAAGATGCGCTGGCCCAGCGGAAACGCTTGCCCGAATGGCAGAGGAAAGCTATGTATGAACTTAGCGACCTCACCATTGGGGATGCCATTGGGACGTTACAGAATACCCTATCCATGCAGTCGAAGATTGCCGTGAACCAGTTGCTTGCTGACGAGTATGCCTCCGTACTGAAAGCGCAGGGTGTGGTCGTACCCCCGGCTTCCACGAACCGTACCCCTGATATGGTGGAAATCTCCTTGAAGAATACGAAGAATGCGTTGAACGGAATGTACGCCGACAAGGATGTAGCCGATGCCATCTACCGCATCTACAGACCGAGTGACGACATCCTGAATAGCAGGACGGACGACTATAAGAAGGTCCGCGAGTACTGGCAGAAGTCCGGCAAGGGGCAAGGATGGTGGAATAAGGCGGGTGGCTTGGCTAACCTTTCTGTCTTAATAGCAAGTCCTAATTCCACTTTACGTAACTTATATGGTACAGTAGCTCAAATGACCCATGCGGGTGCACTTCCATTCACGGGGAGTAAAGACATCGCAAACCTTGTCGGGGACTGGGTCCAGTTGCGTAAGCTACGGAGGCTATCACAGGGCAAGGACCTTGCTTCACAGGCTTCCGCGGATAGACTGCTGGCCGCGGAAGACAGGTACAACGAGAAGATTCGCTACTGGCAAGAGCTTGGTCTGCTGGACGCAGGTCAAGGGGAGTTCCTGCGCAACGTCTGGAAGTCTGACGAGTTCAGTAAGATGGCAGGAGAATTTGAAGAAGTGAATGAGGATTCCTTCTTCAAACTGGCCGAAGCTCTGAACGAGAAACAGGAACGGACGAAGGGCGAGGTGGCTAAGGATGCCGCCAAGATGGCGGGCAAAGTCGTAGCATGGCCCATCAAAACGATGTCCTTCGCCTATGGCTTGCCGGACGCGGCGGCCAAGATTGTTCTCTTCACTAACCAGAGAGCGATTGCCGATACCCAATTAAAGGTACAACTGGCACGGGCGATGGGCAAGGACAACCCCAATGCGCGGGACCAGATACTCCTTGACGCGAGCCGGACTACCCAGAGTTGGGATGCTTATGTGGACAGGTATACTGCCAACATGGTGAAGAGCTTGCTCCCCACGGGTTCGCGTACTCCTTTGTGGGTGAAAACCCTGAATATAGTTGCGGCTCCGTTCTTCATGTTCCAGTACCATACCTTCCAGTCTGTAGCCTACAACCTTGGCCACGCCATAGGCGAAGGGGTAGATGGTGTGTGGGCTATCAATAACGGCATGAAGAAGGAGGGGGCTTACCTCTTGGGACGCGCTATCCTTCGTGCCGCGGGTTCCTTCGGAACTATTTCTGCAACCTCTGCGGTCTCTTCCTGGGTTGCCCGACAGATTATCGCCAGTGTCTTGGGAGATGACGATGACCGTAAAATCATTGACGACGCGGAAGTCATGAGGAAGCTGGCAGATAGTGGGCTAATTCCTGACTATGATAAGTTCGGGGACTTGATTGGCATCATAGATATGAAGCGACATGAGTTCGAGTATTTGAACCTTGAATACATGAACCCGTTCAAGACCATCAGGGTGTTAGCCAAAACCCTGCCCAGCCTCTTCATGGATATGGATGTGGACAAGTGGGGGATGAACAAGGTTGCCGAACTGAAAAACCTGCTGGAAAATACGGTGCTTGAAGAATCCCTCCTTCTGAATGCCGCTTCTGAATTGTTTAATGAGGAAGACTTCAATTACAAGCATAGCCTCTCCGGTGATGAAAGTGTCAACGTTCTCCCGGCAGTCGGCAACGCAATCCTGTTGGCCGCAGGGCTGAACCCCTCGTTCGGCAGTGGACATACATGGCAAGTCCTTGAACGATTCGCGACGGTTGCCAATAAAAAGATTCCCGTCTACGGCTGGGCAGTCAAGTCTGGTAAACAAATGTTTAGTGATACGCCCGACATGAGTGCCGCGGCATACGGGTTACAGACCTTGGGTGCGGGCCTCCGTCGTCCGAAGGATTTGACCGAAGCCCTTGCCGCCGGGTTAAAGAATGCCAACGCGGCAGTCACTAAGTCAAAGCGAATGAGCGTTCTTCGTCCGGACTTCTACAAGAGAATGGAATCCGGGGTGGATGTGGAATCTATGGAAGCCGCGGAAACCGCGGATGCCGTGAAGAATTTCACCAAGCTAGTCAATAGTGTCCGGTTTGTTACGGAAATTACAAACATGCTTGACCCCGCTCTGCGGAAGGAAGTTCTGGCTTCCGCGATTGAGACTTCCGGTATGAGTGCCAAGACCTACGGCGCGGCCATGAAAGGCATCATGCCCTACATCATCAGCCCGCAAGCAGGACGTGAGGCTATCGCGAAACTCAACCGCGAATTGCAGAAGTCTAATACCACGGACGAGGGCAAACGCCTAATCGAAGAGCAGAAGAAACTCATTATCAACCTCATGAGGAAGGGTAGCATTCAGATTGATGGGGCGTTGAGTGCGGAGGAAATTCATAATCGGATGAAGCAGTAGTCCTCTGTTTATATCCTTGACCTTCGGGGGCATGGGAGATATAATTCTCCCATGCCCTCTTTTCGTATAGTACCCAATCATATTATGGCCACCCCTCCGGGAGGCTGGAAGTTTATTGTCCCTGAATCCATGAGTGTCAGGCTCAAGGGAACCAAGGTTTCCGCGGGTTCACTGGAACAACTCCGCAAATCCGTCGCACGTCTCTTCATGAATAACGGAGAACCCTTTCAAGTTGCGCTCTTTGAATCAGAGCTTTGCGCTTCTCTCCCTCCCCAATACTGTACCACCTGCGGTGATAAGGGAATTGAATGGAAGGAGTATGAACCCATGAGTGCCAAGAAGATACTGGCCTTCTTTGGTACTATGGTTCTCTGGTATCGACGGGGACACAGGTTTGTAGACGAGGCAGAAGCCCGCCGCCGCTATGCTATCTGCGCCTCCTGTCCGTATGCTACCTCTACGCCTCCCCCGGATTTAGAGAAGCAGGGGTGCGCCACATGTGGAGCCGAAGGAGCTGGCCGCAAATTCCTCAAGGAAAAAATTTCCGGGCTTGCGGACCTGACCAACGGGAAGGCCCCTCTCTATTGTACCTTATGTGGTTGCGACCTATCAGTAAAGGCTCACTTCGATATTGAATCTGACTGCTGGCTAAAATAGTCCTTGACATTATTTCAAGTTGATACATACTTCCCTCCGTATGAAGAACCAAACCTTCACCGCAGAAGAAGCTAGCAAGCTCCCCCTTCACCGGGGTTGCTCCGCATATATTATCGTACACTGTGGCGGCATGCCGACTGTCAGGTGTGTCGAAGTAAACAATGTCACCTATGAGGTCTTTACCCAGACCGTGAAGGTGGAATACACAAACCACCATTTCCGTATCATGGATTCCGGTCTCCTTAATTTTGAGGTCTTCCTCACCTACAAGGATGCGGCCACGCGTGCGTGCCGGGATTACGAGCGGGCTATTGAAGAAGCCGAAAGGGAACTCGCTAAGCGCAAGAAAAAGTTGGAAGAGCTACGCGCTGGTTTCAATACTGATGTTATCCCCGTGAAATAAGTATTGACAAGGGCGCAGGTCTCATGGTATAAAGAACCCGCAACGACATCATTCTGTTTGGACTGTAATTTGTTTGGGTTCTAAGCGAAAACCCCGGAAGGAAATATCTTCCGGGGTTTTTGTTTTAGTTCTGTTTCGCTTCGAGGGATTCTATTAGCTGGGTAATCTCTCCGATACATCGTTGCAATTCTGATGCGGGGTTTACCTCAACCAACTTATCATGCGCCCAGATATAGAAGAGCCGTACCAGAATGGAATCTTCGGGGCTACGTTGGTAGCTATGGCTCATGACTGTACGCCTGAACTGTTCAAGGATAAGGTAAAGGTCAAAGGTTTCGAACACCTTGGACCAGTGCTTAGCGTGGTATTCGAGATACCACCGTGCTTTCTTGAGGTCTTCAATACGGTCCTTCTTGTACTGTGACCGCATCAAATACTTGACGGCATTCCCCAGTGCGAAGGGAAGCTTGCCAGTAATTTCTATGGTCTCGATTCCACTGGGGTGGGAGGTGTAATGCTTCGGATGGTTGACGGCATCGTTCACGGATTCCTTTCCTTCCGGCAGGTCGGGGAAAGCCTGTGAGTTTACCTTGGTTGAAACGATTGCGTTGATTGCTTCGTGCGCGTGCATTATTTGGTGAGGTGCTTGTAAATTTGTTTGTTGATATATTTGCGAATAGACATCTTGGCTATGACGAAGAGGCGGGGAGAGGGTAGAGTTAAACATCCTTCTTTGACTGTCCACTTCCTTGTAATTCTCCGTGCGAACTTGTATGCCTTCCTGCATATTTCCAGAGCCGCAGAGGAACTTCCAACAAGAGCCACAGGAACTTTACTGTTGATGAAATAGCCATGAAATTTAAACTGGAAGAAAAAGGAGTTGTCCCCCTTAATCCAGCTAGGGGTTTCATCTGGGGTAGTTTCTCCAACTGCACCAGTAGATATTTTATTGGATGCAAGGATGCGACCATAGGTTAGTTGTTCCTCGGTCAGTTGTTTCTTCGACCGGAGAGAGGCATGGATAAGTTGCTTATGTTCAGGCATGATGCGAGACCGAAGCTTGTTAGCTTTTGTCTCCCTCAAGAACTTCTTTTGCTCCGCGGGGCTATCTCGATACCAGTAAAATTTATCTCCATATTTCTTGCACTTGAACTTTCCTCTTCGACGCTTCGCAGTCGGGGCTTTCATGTTAGCCGCCATCTGTTCCCGATACTTCTTGAGACTTATTTTGCCCATAGTTCTGGAACGGAATGAAGTCGGTTAGTATCAACGGGGATGTCCTTGAATGCCCATGCGAGGTCGTACTTCAATTCCATCTTTTGCCGGAGGGCCAGAAGGAGCGCACGGATTTGCGGCTGGGCCACGCCGTCCAATCGCATACGGAAGATGTGCCTCCACTCGCGGAGGTTAGCAGTCACACCAATCACCGTAGCCGTACAGTTCGGAAGCAATCCCCGCGCCTCTTCGGGAGGCAGTCCTCCTTGGACAAGTTCCACGTACTTCTCCGCAAGGTTCTGGCAGGTATCCTTAAACTCTTCAATGGTCTTCGGGTCAACCTTCTCGTCGTTAAAGAACTGCGGACGGACGAAGCAAATGATTCCCTTCCGGTCATAGTTGACGTACCTCTGGCTCTCCATGCTGACGCTCATGTGACGATGACGGACAAGCTGATGTGTCACCGCTCTATCCGTCGAGAGGACTGCCGGGATGTTGATATGCTCGATGACACTTTCATGTCCGCGGTTAATGATACGGGAGAGAAACGCAATGGGGTCGCCCTTCGGTTCGCTTTTATAGCAGACACGGCCCATTATCTCTGCGGCCTCAACCTGTTTATCTATTACTGATTTAGTTAGCGGAAGTGTGACTTCCTGATTTATCCATAGAACGTTCATGAATGATATGTTTGGCTTTGTAGTTTGCGAGTTCAAGAGTGGGGAATGTCCATCCATACTGGACCCACTCACTGGTGCTGGGGAGGTATTCATCTCCGGCTTTAACCTTGATGAAATCATTGTCCGCTTTGTGCTGACGGATGATGACAACCTCATAATTGTTTACCTTCCCGCTTCCTTTATGGGTTAGCTCATAGATGGCAACGCCAGCCTCACGGAAAATGAGGCGACAGGTGAAGGGGTTGCGTGTAAATTCGTTAGGAATTTTCTTCATTTGTAATTGAAGGGTTAATCATTTGCATAAATTCTTCTTCTGTAATTGAAGGAATCTTATGGAGCCTCGCAATCTTTTGCTTGTGCTCCCCCGGTTCCTTACCGACGACTAGGTAGTTGGTCTTCCTCGACACGTTCTCCTTGACCGTGCCTCCCATGTCCTGAACGAGCAGGTTATATACATGGCGAGGCTGGGACAGGGTTCCCGTGATGACGAAGTTCACTCCCCGCAACGCGGTGCTCTTGGGAACATTGCCCTCGGCATTGGGAATATCTCCTGTCATAACCATTGCCGTCATCTCGTTCCACGTTGGCACGGTCTCCATGTAATTCAGAATTGCCTCGGTCATCAGGGGGCCGAACTCCGCATGACGCTTGTTCCTTAAATCTTCGGGGAAGAGAGTGAGGAAAGCGTAGAGATTGGGGTAAGCATAGGAGAGACTTTCCGCACGGGTGCAACCGACATGGGGAATCTCCATTGCAGTAATCCATTGAGACAATGTTGCATGGTGCTTCCGTTCCTCCACGACTTCAAGGAATCCTCTGTACCCTTGGGTTCCGGGGATTCCGTTGATGAGATTGTCCATCGTGCCGGACATGAGAAGCAGGAACGGGTGGTGGAGGTAAGCAGTTTCTGCGGTCGGAGGCTCTACATCATTCTCCCCGGCGAGCAGTTTGTCTGCAATCATACGTGAGAATACAAGTCCCATGCCATCGATGTCCAGTGCGTTCTTACCGCATGCGTATTCCAGCTTGGCCGCTACCTTATCCCTACACAACGGATTGGTACAGAAGATGTTGAGGTCACTAGAGGATAACGTGGAGCCGCAACAGGGGCAGGTCAGAGGGACAACGGAAACCGTATTGCCACAGCCGCGGACCCTACGAACGTAGGGAATAATCTCCCCTGCCTTAACCACCTCCACGGTATCACCAATGTGGAAGGATGCCGCGTTAGCCACGTTGGAGAGGGTGGCACGGGATACGTTGGTTCCACCAATCTTCACCGTATCGAAGACAGCAACCGGGGTTAATACCCCTGTCCGTCCTACTTGCCAAATGACATCACGGAGGGTAGTTTCAACTCCCTGCGGGTTGAACTTAAAGGCTACGGCATCCTTCGGGTGATGGGCGGTAGCCTCTCCCGCATGGATTATAGCGTTCTTCTGGTTCAACTTAAACACAATACCATCAGTGGGATAGGCGTTGTCGTCGCGCAGGTGCTTGGCCATGTCCCGGATGTATTCATCCGTCAGGGCTTCACCATTGGGGTATACATTGGGGAGGGTTGCGAGGTCAAACATTTCCATCAGCCACCCATGCAGTTCCATGCGGGATTCAACACCCTCCGGGAAGGGACTTGCATCGAACGGGATGAAGGTAATGAGCCAGTCAGACCACTTGAGCTTATTGTTGCGGAGTTGACCAACGGCACAGGCGCGGAGGTTGGAGTACCCCATGCTTTCCACCTGCCCCTCGTTGCTCTTAGCCACAACCACTTCCCCACGGATAGCTCCCGTGTAATTGCCATAACTTGGCGAGACCATATAGAGAACCTTATCAAGGGGGATTACTTCCCCCTCGGTTCCGTTGCCACGGGTAACGGCCCGTACCAGTCGTCCCTTTTCAATGTACAGAACGAGGGTGAGGCCGTCATACTTCGGTTCAACCACGACATCACGTCCGGCAATCCAGCCGCGAAGCTGGTCCATACCAATTCCGTCCTTGCCCTCATGAATCTTGGCAAGGGAGAGCACGGGATTAGGATGCCGGAAGGTCTTGGCTCCCCGTTGTACGTCGTCCCCAAGACTATCGAGTTCCTTGGATTCCGGGGAACGGGAACGCAGTTCTTCAACCAGAGTATCGTAAACCGTGTCGGGAATGAGGGTCTTCCCCTCGTTATAGTAGGAGCTATTGAAGAATGCAATCGCTTCCTCCAACTCCTTCACGCTCATGTTCTTGGGATTACCTATCTCCATTGTCGTCATCCTTTCTGACTGGAATAATACCTTCGCTAATGAGATTGTCAAGTTCTTTCTCTACTATCTCGTGACAATCTGAAGGCGGCATAAGTACAAACTCCAATAGGGTAACATACTCCATCCTTAAGGGAACCTTGTTATACTCGCTAGCTTTCTTCACTAAGTTCTTACAGATTGTCCGAATAATTTTCCGTACAAGTTTACGATATTTCGCCTGTTCGCTAGTCATTTCCATTGCTTTAATACAGATACGTTAGTTCCTTCCACAAATACGTTGATGGGTTTGTTCTCCGCATCCCGCCCGATTACATGCACCTTCATCTGTCCGTTCGGCTCAGAGAGCGGCGTGATAACGTCTTTGGCTAACACTCCCTTCCTGCTAAACACAGCACGGTCTCCTACAAAAATAACAAATTGTTCATATTCTTCGTTGGGTGATGGGTCTTCTGGAGGTCTACATGAAAATAAAATGGTTACAATAACGAGGCAAATAACAGCCGCGATGACTGTCCCTGCAAGTTTATAGTGTGGTTTATGCTTCATGGGGCAGGATAATTTTACGGGCGTTGGCTTCCTTCTCGGCAAGCTCCGACTTATCTACGAAGGTAAGAGTAGACTGTTCCAATAGATTCATGGAAATTACGTTGCTCGCTACGGAGAAGAGACGGAATGCGGAGATGCCTCCCTTCTCTTCATCAATGCGGTCCGGGTCGTTCTGACTGGCATACGCTATCAAGAGGTGAATGGCCATGAAGAGGACGAGTGCCTTAATCATGACGTGGGAATCTGTAAAGATATTGCACGCCTTGCCGGGGTTCTCAAGCTCCTGCATGAAGGCAATGTATTCCTTCACAGTGACGAGGTTCTCGGCGACTTCTGCCATGATGAACTGAACTCCCGCCAGCGGCGGGGGTTCAATATCAAAGATGTTGGCGGCGTAGTCCCCCAGTTCAAGAGCTTTCTCGGCAACCGCATCCGCAGGCGCGTCGACGGGCAGGTTGAAGGCAGGGACTGCATCCCACTCCCGTTGCAGTCTTTCCTTCAACATGATAGACTTCGGTTCGGTGAGAATGCGGGCTACCTCTTCCTGAATATTATCGAGGCTCAATTCGTTTGGTTCTGTGGTGTTCATGTACGGATAATAGTATCTGGGTTTTATTACTTGTCAAGCTCTTTCTTTTCGTCTTTAACTATTTCATTCAGAAGATTGCAGAGGCGTTCCATTCCAGTGGTTCCCTCCCATGAAGGGTCGATGTGTACGGGCTGGTTCTTCTTGAAGTCCCAAAGAACCCCGTTGATAAATTTGAATCGATGATGCAGGTCTATTGGTCTGATGAGAAGGAGGGAGGCAGGGGTTACTGCTTTGATAGTCCCTGTACATTTATCCTTAATACCTACAAGAACGGAATCCTTCTCGTCCTCCATTACAGTCCATTTACCTATATGTTCTCTACAAATTACCACGTCCCCTTCCTTAAACTTCCGAAGAGGTGCAGGGTAACATTTGATTGCCTCTTCATGACGGACAACTGCCTCACCCGGAGGGAAAGCATTTATGACCTTGTATTTGTAGAAGTTCGGGGAAAGTTCGATTACCTGTCCCACGTAATACTGTCCACCCAGTTCTCTGACAATGTAGTCACCGGGGTTGATGTCCTCGTCGATATATTTCTCTAATTCTTTGGGTTCTAACATATTCTTGATAGAAGTGGTTATAACTTTTTGGATTTCGTTCGTATTGTTCTTTTTGTTCCTGCATTATCTTCCGAGTTAAACGGGAAACCCGAAGGAGTGCAAGAAATTGTTGGGTTAAACTCTCAAATTGCATTGGAAGGAACCTTTGTGGAGTGAGAGGATTTCCTCATTGGTCAGGGTCCCCATGTTCAGCCGCATGTAGTCGGGAGCCATCGTCAAAATCGGAGTGCCTTCGATTGATAGAGGGAAGGCCATCTTGGTGGCGAGGACTAGCGAGGGGCGGGCCTTAAACATAGCGTCGTAAAGGGTTTCGCTATATCGAACGGCGTGATGTCCCCAGAAATAAATTTCGGTGGCATACATATAATCCTTGCCTCGCCGCGTCGTTGGCGTGTTTAGCCGGAGGATGCGCACCGTGTGGTCCCCATACGCCTTCGGGTCATAAAATGTGCGGATGATGAAGTGGGTATCTGTCATGATTACCTTGCCGATTCCGAAGGCTTCAATCAGGAACTTAGTCCGCACGGATTGGAGATTGTCAGCCTCCGGATACCGGGGAATATAGAGTTCAGATTTAGTCATGGAGGGAAGGATAATAGTATCCCAAAGTTCCCCGGTGCTTCCCTCATTATTGCTAGACCAAGAATGAAGGAGCATGATTTGTTGAGCGAGTGCGATAGGTTTCATATCTGTTTTGTTTTTGTAGAGCGATTTATGGTTTCTAGATGTTAAACTCTTAGATTGCATTGGAAGGAACCATTGTGGAGTGAGAGGATTTCATCCTTAGATAGCGTGCTCATTTTAAGCACCATGTGGTCAGGCGTCATGGACAGAATCTCCGCACCCGGCTCCGTAGGAAATATACAACCCAATTTAACGGAGCGGGCAAGAGATGGGCGGGCCTTAAACATAGCGTCGTAAAGGGTTTTGCTATACCTAACGGCGTAAAAATTATGGTAGGAAAATAGGGTCGCATAATCATGATTTTCTCCGCGCTTCACCTTATGGTAGTTGAGACGAATGATGCGCACCGTTCTATCCTCATAGGCATTCGGGTCGTAGAGTGTCCTAATCGCGAAGAAGATGCCTGACGTGAATACCTCCCCAATACCAAAGGATTCAATCAGGAATTTGGTCTGTTCAGATTGGAGAATATTATCCTCTGGGTTCCGGGGAATATAGAACTCTCCCTTGACATGGGCAGGAAGAACCATAGGGCTTCCAAGTTTTCCGGTACGACCATTATTATCCCGTGCCCAAGAATGAAGGAGCATGATTTGTTGAGCGAGTGCGATAGGTTTCATATCTGTTTTGTTTTTGTAGAGCCATGTGAGGTTTCTAATTAGAAGAGGGGGCGAGTGAATCCCATATCTTCAAGGCAACGGGCGAGGCGATTTGCTTCCAGCTGATGCCGCTTTAGGCGTCGGCGTATGATGTCAATGCCCCACTCTACCAGTAGCTGGAAGACAAACCAGCCCGTGATGATGACGCACCATGTAAGGTACGATATGAGAAGTTCACCAGTGGCAAGGAGATAACCTAAACAAACCAGTGCGCTTACGAGAGCAACAATGTCCACTACCGAATGCAGGTGCTCCACGAGGCTCCACAGGGTATGAAGCCTATCGGCTCGCCCGATGTGGTGGAGACAATTCTTGCGGAGGATGACGACGTTAGATTCTTTTTCGGAGGTCATACTATAGAGCTATGTGAGGTTTCTAAGGGTTCAACGGAGTACGAGCTTCACGGTTTCCAGATTCAAATCATCGTGCCATTTGTTGCTCGTAAACTTCACCATGCAGGGGAGGAAGAAACGTTCCGCTATCTTGCGAACCTTTATGGAGTTAAGTTTATTCATGGATTCCTTATCGGGTGTGAGGAATCGGAAGCGCATATAGGTGAGGCTACCATCAACCATGAAGTCCACTGCCCCTGCTTCCTGCGCAATACGCAACCCCACTTCCTGCCAGTTCTGATTAACCACCGCAATAAAGTGCTTTGCCAGTTCTATAGCATCCCCTACAGTCAGAGCCGCCGTTTCCGCAAGTTTCCACACCGTGCCATTCCACTTCAACTTGTGGAGCCGGACAATGCACGCGCCATTGTGTGTGCGTTCCAGTTCGATTGCGTAGGGCCGCATGTACGGCTTAACATATACCGTTCCTTCTCCATTCCATTCGGAAGGCCTGTCTATCCTATGGGATATTACGCCAGCCTTAAAAGAAAAGATTGCAGGTTGAAGTTTATTGATTCGATCTGTGAGCTTAAGCCATTCCGTGCGGGAAAGTTCATCACGTTTCCTGCCCTTAATATCAATGTCAAATGCAGTCATAATTTTGTAGTGTTCTTTGTCGGTTCTAAGGGAAAAGATAATACTCTATCAGGTTTTTACTTTAATATGTATGATACTATCCTTCAAGGATATGTGCATAATCTTCAACGCGTTCGGTAGGTACGATATGAAAGCCGTTGCAACTTGCGAGCCATTCAATATCCCGCATTTGCCGGGTAGTGGTTTGTGAATATTTTTTGGTCGTAACATACAGTACTTTACCTCGGCGGTCGAGGGTGGCAACATGCGTTTGATAGGAGAAAAGTCGGGTGCGCTTCCATGTCATGGAGCGCAAACGCACTCCGTATAATCCGGTCCGCAAGGGAGACTTGCCACTTTCTTTTCTGCCTTCAATGTATTCCTTGCCTAATTTTTCAATGTAGGTTCTCATGGTGTTTTGTTATTTGGTTAGAGTTATTTGAGGGTTCTAATAAATAGGGTAGCTGGGGCGGGGTTTAAGTCATGCCCTGTATGAGGGAAGGGTAGAAACGGTTGTGTGGTTATAGTCGAAGCGATAGTGTTGTACACCAGTCAGGTTTTGAAGGCCTTGCTTCAAGCTCTTCACTTGCTCTTCCACTTTAACGGCTTGTGTAAAATAGGCGCACACGTAGTCGGAATTGCAAAGGCGGTAGTTTGAATCCTCAATTTCTTGAAGCTTGGTATCAAGGCGAACCATACCGTCAAAGATTCCTTCAATGAATTTCTCCATGTCCCTCCCGGTGACAATTCGCTTCTGCTTCTGCGTCAATTCGTTGACGTCAAAGTTAAAGGAAATATTTACGGTATCATACATGCCGGGGAGGATATGAAGAAACACCACTTTCGGCCATGAGTAGTGACTTCTATCTATATAGGCATGGATTTTAATGTCCGCATCAACGCTTTGTACGATTGCGGCGGCCAGACAGTCATCCATCATCCGTTCTACTCGGACGTTATAGACCTTGCCTTCAAACTGGCGAAGGCGTTCGGCCACTAGTATCAGCATGCGGTGAGTAATAAAGGCGGCCAGACCATAGGCGGCATTATCTCGGACAACCTGTTTCAGGTTATGCCCCATATTTTTCACCGGGATGACATAGTCATTCTGATTATTCTTCATGAGGTCGTCACGCACCTTGTCTACGGCGGCATCGATAGCGGCATTTGCCCGTTCAGTAAGGGCATTAATGGCGGCGGCACTGGTGAGGTTTGCGGATATAGTATTCATTGTTTTATTCTTTCTATCGGTTTATTGTTGTTTGGTTTATTGTTGCGGGGCTTGTCCCCCGCTGGATGATTTCAGTTTAGCAGATTTTCTTATCTTGTCAAATAGTTTTTATTTGTATGACAAAATCCTATGGGACAATTTGCAAATAGGAGACGTATTGAGAATTAACCTGCCGGGTATCTCCCGCTTGGCATACATTCTCCATGCCGAAAGGGAACCATGCTATTTTATCAGGGCGGGGT